TATTTTTCGGTACGAATTTAAAATATACTATAGTAAACTTTTCCTTATGCACTATGTCATACGACTGTTTACATATAGCCTGTGAGGATCCAAATTCTGGATTAGAAAACATTTTTGCATCATCTGATGCGATCTTATTACCTTTATTGGTAAACTCAAATGCCCTGAACCAGCTTATACGACTATCCATGTTAAATCCTGGAGCTAGTGTCATCGCATACTCTCTACCAAGTTCGAATTTGTCACTACTGATTCTCCTTGTGAAATCCTCAAGTTTAAAACTACAAAATGCCATATTATACCTCCTGTTAATAAAGAAAGAAATTGATAATAGTAGAAGCTAATTTTGCTTTAGCTTCTACTATTAGTATATATAAATGAATTATTATTAAATGAAGTAATCCTCATCAAACACGTCTACAGATTCTCTTACATCTGAACTATCGATATACGTATTATCAAAGAATTTTCTATTCGCTCTTTCACTTTCAATTTTTGTCAATGAAACAGCGCTTATACCAAAGTCAACTGATGAGAAGATTAGTCCAGCCAAACCAGCTGTACCAACGTTCCAACCAAACGCGAATGCTGATAATATGTAATGTATCCAAGCAAATATAGTGCCGCCTGTGGTAGATTTATGGTTGCTCTGTTTTGCTCTGATTATCTTCTGCATATCTGCAGGTTGTATATCATCTATCGCATCATAATAGCCACGTACAAATTGTTTACCATAATCATTAAGATCGTTGTACATTAATACTTCGGTATCCGGAGATACTGCATATCTTAAGAATCCTTTTTTCTTAAAGAATTCAATAGTCTGTCTAGCCATCTTCTTAGCTTTGTCTCTACTGAATCCATTAGCCATTATAGCATTAACACTTACAACAACAGACTGGTCTATATGACTATCGTGAATTGCTTCATATATCAATGCCGGTAATGAACCTAAAAATCCAGCAACAGTACGCTTTAATCCAACGTCGGCTTCCATAGCGACATCTTCAAAGTGATCAGTATCAAATATATCAGTGGATTCAGTGCTACGATAGTTTGTAGCCATCATAACCTTATCACGTTTCTTATTATATTTACTACCGATAATATAGTTCGCGATTAGTGTAACTAATCCTAAACCAAATAGACCAGCAATTATAATAGCAACTGCGGCACCACCGGATATCATTGGACCAAGAACCGGTATCCAATCGACCGCTGTACTTACCGCGCCAATGTTAAATAATGCAATAACAATTGAAATGATTAAATTGATAATAAATACGACAGTTTTTTCTTTTGATTCTGCGTTGTCTAAATGAGTCCTAGCTCTTTGCATATATGTAGGTATAATTTCAGAGCCCTTGTTCTTATAGCATTGCTTAAACGTATCAACTGCGGCTTTATACAATTTCTTACCATCCGAATTTAAATCCTTATGATAAGAAATTACAGAGTTTTCATTTATTGCATTCACATCTATATAGTTCTTAACGAGTCCATTCTGATTTAAAAAGCTTGCGGTTTTCTTTACTAATTTAACAGCTTCGCCTTTAGAATATCCACATTTAACATAATCTGAAACACGAATGTCATTCTTTTCGCTGAGCTTCTTTATACTTTCTCCGATTTTTGCAAAAAACCCAGATATCGCATCGCCGACATCACTTAAACCTTCGTTTGCAGAATATAATTCGTAGTCATAGTTATCATGCATATCGAAATACGAATCATTAAATATTGCAAGTTCGTTCACTATTATCTCACTCCTTAAACTAAAATTATATTACAAAGTTGTTTTTTAAAATGCATGTATAGCAAAATACGCATACATACATTACCATAAATTATTATAAAGGAGAGTAACCTATTATGAATAATGAATTTAATAATGGTATTACTAATGAAGATATGGAGGGTATCGACGATATAGTTGATGCATCTAATATCAATAACGAGGTAACGGAGAAATCAAACACTAACGAAAGCATACATATAGAAGATTCTGGTATAATCGATATCAATTCTTCCAACTTTGATGATATAGGTACATATAAACCTGTATCAGGAGACGCTGATAAGAAAAGACTTCAGAATATTATATCTCAGAATCTTTCTTATATTGCGACTAAGGATGATAATGTATTCGCTAAGAAGATGAAAGCTATTGAGGATGAGATAGAAGCTTATAAGAAGAATCTTATAATCAATAAAGGCTTTACTGATGAAGAAGCTACAGCTGCAGCAGAAAAGCGTGCCGAGAAGAGAGCTATTGAAGAAGTTAACGAATACAAGACAAACAATCCTGAGATAGCTATTATAAAGGTAGACAAGACCGATTCTGATAAAATCGTGATAGCTCCCGAAGATCAGGCTAAAGTTCATAAGGCATCTGCTATAAGACTGGTTGAAGTAGAAGATGCCGAGCTTAAGCATATCAAGATAAAGAAGCATCCGTCTTCTATGCCTATTAGTATAGCTAAGCTTAATACATGCAATCTTACAAGATTTATGATTCCGTGTATTAATACTGTAGATATGTGCACATTCGATGGTACTTCAACTCTTAATCTGGTTAATCTGTATTGGTCTGATAATGACACATATAAGACCAGACTTATAAAGCAGATGGATCTCATTTATGATAAGTTTGTATCATCTACCACTAAGAAGAAATATTCTGAATCTGGATCTCTGATTCTTACTAAAGATAACTTCTTAAACTGGTTTGCATATGCGGATCTCACTGCTGCACTGTATGCAATATATGTAGCATCATCTACTGAGATAGTAACATCTAAGTTCGATTGCCAAAATGAGTTATGCGTAGATGTTAAGGATGGCAAGACTGAACGTCATAAGTTTGATTTTGCATATAATGTAAAAGATCTCTTGAAGTTTGACACTGAAAAGATGCAAGACAATTTCAAAGAGATATATAATGGCATAATCAAGAATAATAATGACATCGATAAGATGTTAAAATTCAGAGATGAAAAGAATGTAGGTCATAGATACCAGTCTTCTATAACAAAAAATATTTATGATATAGAGACACCTTCTTGTGCTAGAGCACTTGCATTTGCTGATTTCATAACTGATAATGCAGAAAATCAGTTATCTGAAGTATATTATAGCATTGCTATTCATATAGCAAAGATTTATCTCTATTGTGGAGAAGAAGATGGTGAAGCTGTATATACTGAAGTAACAGAGCCCAAGGATATCTATGATATCGTATCTGATGCTATAGAGCCTGAGTTCAATCTGTATACACAGAAACTTGTTGCCAACAAGTCTTACACATATGAGACAACGCTTACATACACATGCGATAAGTGTGGTAATGAAATAACAACACCCATTGATATTCCCTCGCTGGTTTTTCTAAAAGCCCAGAGAATGGGATCGGGTATAGAATAATAGAGTCATATTTCCATTATATAGTGGAAACACTCGAATTGTTTAAAGGTCAACTTTCTATATCTGATATATACAATATGACCTATAAAGAATTAGGATATCTTAGAAAGTTTAGAGTTCCAATAGTTGCAGAGCAGAAAAAATCTATTGGAGCTCTGGGAGCATTATTTGGATAATTAATACGGAGGTGTAGATTTATATGGATAAATCAAACTCTCGTATGAATGTACTATCCAGAGTAGTAACCAGTGAAGGCAAATTTGATGAAGAAAAATGTCACCAATTATTAGGTGATTATTATGACAACTTTATCGAATTCTGTACACATTTAAAAATATTAAATAACGTCGAAAAAGTAAATTTATGTGAATTCAATCATAAAGCACATAAAGCTAAATTCACTATACAAAACAAAGATGGTACATTTACCGAGATAGAGTTTTAATTATACGGGTATACCGAAATTGGTATACCCGTATTTTATGGCATAATGGCGGAAAACATTTTTTTAATATTGAATTTAATGAGGTGAAACTGATGATAGATTCTAAGTCCATATTCGATGAAGACTATTTTGAACCTGCTAGTGAAGATGCACTTACTGCGATTACTGTCGCAAACTTCACACTTTGGGTAGCAAATCGTCTTGTTAAAATAATAACTACGCATCTCAAATCTAAAGCTACTATAGTAAGCTATGATAAGATGGTAAAGAATGGTATTCCTAAGAATACAGCAAAGACAGAAACAGCTAAATCTGTATCATATCTTATACAGCATCGTTATGTTAAGCCTAATATAAATAGGGAATCTACTGTAGTAAAATACACAGATCTTACAGAAGATGGTAAAAAATTTATAGATAATTACTATATGCGTCTTGGTAAGATAGATGAATTTACTATAAAGAAATCAGTGGAAGCAAAATCTAAGAGCTTAGAGAATGCATCTAACGTAAACGAATTCGTTCAGATATTATTAGGCGTATTAATGGGAATGCTTGGAGAAGATATCTTTGGCATTATTATGACATTATATGATGGATTTGATATGGGTTCACTAATCAATGCATGGTTAGCTAAGAAAGATAAACAAATAACTGCTGCAGTAAATAAGCATCTGGATAAACAACAGAGTACGATAAATAATATAAGAGACCAAATCAATTAAATTACAATGTATACCCATGATTTTTAGTGGGTATACATTGCTTATTAATTTCATTTTAGGACATTGACTTAATGTATTTTTGTGCGAAAGGAGTGGAAATAAGTCATGAATAATCCTAAAATAGAAGCTTATTGCGAAAGTATGGATAATGCCTTTCTTGATTATATGACTAAAAACTGTAATTCAAACGAACTTAGTACACGAATTTCGAGTAGTTTATCTAAGATCTCAGCTGAATTGAAGATGACTAAAGAGTTTAAAGTTATATTGATTAATGGCAAAAGTGATTTCTGTGGTATCAAAGTATACCCTGATATAACTAAGCTTAAATCATTATATGCTAATCTCGATAAAACTTCATTGGTTGAATTCTGCAAGGACTGGCTCGTTGTTGTGGATAATTATATAGTCGAAATAGATGAAAACTGTTTCGATAAGCATAGGTTGAATTTCACAAATAAAGAGTTAACTGCTATGTTATTACATGAATTGGGTCATGTTGCATTTAGTTCTACCATACCTGAGGTTATATACAATTCGTATATGATTCATAGAGAAGAACTCAAGTATGGAAGACGCTCTGTTGTATGCGCTGCTCAGCAATTATTCTATACAGTACCTACACTTATAGCATGCGGAATGCATGTATTAAGAACTGGTATTGATGGAAGAAGAGAAGAATACATAGCGGATAAGTTATTTGGAATTGATACGTATAAGCCATACTTATATAGCGCTATTGACAAAATCATTAGAGCATATGGCACAACTACATTTACCAGCAATAACGACTATAAGAAAACAGTAGACAATCTTGTTGCACAGAATAATATTAATATTAAAGAACTTGCTACAAGAAGAAGACTCATTAAAGATGATCTGTTATACCAGAGTGCAAATACTCACAGTAGATCTGTACGTAAAGCATATCTCGATATAATCAGTCGTCTCGGTATAGGCTATGCTGATAGATATACCAATGCTATAATAGCAACTGAGTCTGTATTTGAGCGTATTGATAATGGTGATCTCAAACTCAATGGTATTCTCAATACAATCAAAATTGTAGATACAAATACAGAATTTAGTTCTGTATTAGAGAATGCATTCTCTGCTAAAGAATGCTGTTGTTGCGACTGCAAGTGCATGCCCAAATTACCAACAGATTATGATTTGGAGATGATTGCACTTAATGTGGATAAAATTCATTCTAATATAGATAGATTAGCCACATTAGATGAATTGTATAAGCTTAAAGAAAAGCTTGACACATTTACGAGTTATGTACAATCTAATGGTATATATGACACGTATAAATTCAAGATCGATAGATGTTCTAATAAACTCAATGAACTCATAGATGGTACTAAGTCAAAAGAAGTATCAGTCACGAAGTTTAGCGAAATATTAAAATATCCTACAGATTATAGTAAATAAAAGGAGTGTTTTATCATGTCTAGAAGAATAACGGTTCTTGATAGTAACTATATTAGGGTATTCGGTATGAGTGGCCCTATAACTACACCTATTTCCTGTGAAGATAATACTATAAGACAGCTTATCGATGCAGGTCATAAGGTATATGAAAGATTTGCAGATGGCTCTAGTAAGAGACTCACTCGTGCAGATTTCGAGATAGTTACTGCAGATAAGATCAAGCCCGCAGCTAAGCCCAAGGCTTCTGTTGCATCTACAGTTAAGACTGTAGCAACTGAAAAGGTTGAAACACCTGCTATAGATGAAGGCAAGGTATTCAATGGCGTTTCTGCTACAACTACAGCAACCATTCCTGAGAAGGAAGAGGAAGCTACACCTGATACAGCTGCACTTACTAAGGCACAGAGGAGAGCTCAGAAGAAAGCTAAGCTCGAAGCTGCTAAGGAAGCTGAAACTGAAGAGAACTAATCAAAAAAATAGATAGAGTATCGATTGATACTCTATCTATTAATTTTACGCTAAACTAGAAGACGCTACTATCTCATTGAATTTATTATTCTTAAGTATCTTGGATAATTTAACATTAGACAGATACAAATCAAATAAATCTTTATAAAGATTAGTCATAGCTTCCATCTCATTTGCAGGAATAATGTCATCCAGCATATAGTGGATAAGATATCCACGATATATAAGAGATCTACTACTGCCAGACTTCATGTTAGATCTAACCTTCTTAGCCATTGTATAGAATAAAAGAGATACAGCTGATTTAATAAATACATCAGAAGGAGCTGCTGCATAGTCAACAGCACGCTTATATTTGTCAACAAATGCAATTACCATATCAGGACCAAATATCTTATCTATAAGATGCTTAGCCTTCTTAGGATTCGATTCCATTTCTTTTGCAAGCTTAACAGCTCTTTCATCATATACTATAGTCTCTATGAGATATTTATACCATTTGGTATCCATATATCTCTCGTTTTCTTCTACTAATCCCAGACATTTTATAATATCTATAGCTTTAGTAATATCTTTGATATTCATCTCTTTATTAAGATCATCGCCAGCATTTAAGATTCGAATATCATCTTCCAGTTTCTCTACTATTAAATCTACCTGAGACATATCAGATCCTCCATATCTCAACTTAATTATGTATTCAACTAAAAGTCTGGTACTATCTGTCTTTACGATGTTTTCTTTATTAGCAGCTTCATCTTTCTTAATAGCATTGAAGTCTATGATATCACCGCTATCATAGTTTAAATCAAAATATGATTCACTATCATCTATGCCAAGATCAACTCTCGCGAATTCTCTTCTAGCATATAATAAAAGATCATTAGCTTTAAGAGACTTTCTTGCTGCCTTAATCTTACGCAGATATGCAAGTAATGACAGATATGGCATATTGATTACTTCGTTATATGCATCTACAAAGAAATCCATGTTTGTATCTATAGATTCATCTGATACAAAGATAGGATCTTCTTTATGTGGATCCGATATTACAAAATGATCAGCTTCATATCTGATTATTTTCTTTATAAACTCTTTTTTAGCTTCATCATCTAAATCCTTATAGGGTACAATCTCATCACTATCAGGATTTAGCTTTTGTAAATCAATCTCTTCTTGAATTAACTTTTCTGCCACCATTTATATCACTCCGTTGTTTCTACTTTATATTCGGTTCTAATATAAGAAATAATATCAAATGCCATAGCACTTCTTAATGTAGAATTGCTCTTAACATATGCAAGTATCTTGGAATAGATTTCTCCTCCAATAATGCCATCTTCAAAATATGTCTTCAATTCATTCATAGGAAGATAGTCTTCTGGCATATATTCGAATAATGTATCCATATCAAGAGTATCGAATATATAATATATCACATCAAATATATTAGAGCCAATGATTGATAATTTGGTATTATTCGTAATAGACAATAAAGAATTATATGTAGCACTCTTCTGTGTTTTCTCAGTATCCAACATATCTCCGAGTGTTTCGTAGTTCTTGTCTATATAATTAATACAGATATCAGTTAATACCGTCCTGAAGTCTATTACAAATAAAGAATATAGATATAGAATCATTAGGAATTTATCATCATCTGATGCATTATCCAACCAAAATTCATCTATAACTATATCAAATTTATTACAGATCGCATCTGCAAATAATAAAACTATTATGTTAAACTTTTCAGTGCAATCACCATACTTGGCTGCATCTACATTAAGTTCTAAATCTGGTTGTATGCTTTTATACTTAGCATACAATGGTTTTAAATAGTCTATTACTACTCCACATGTGGAGTAATCAGTTGCATTGATAATCTGATCATTTACTATTTCTGTCATTCGATCTATGTCAAAATAATCGAGAATATCATCTGCTTCAGTTAAATTGTAATTATCCATAGATTAACACCTCACTAGATAAATTAATATGAGTGTTATCATACGTCTTATAAATTATAAAATTTATTTTTTTTATATGAGCCCAAACATTAAATTATATATTTTAGTCCCGAATAAATGTACAAGGGAGGTACGTTGCTATGGGCGAGTTTATACCAAAACTAAATGACTGGGACCCAACTAATGAAGAGGTCATCTTTGAAGTCATTCCTAATGCTAACAAGATAAGAGCAATGCTCTTTAAGTGCAAGTCATTAGAGAATGCTCCTGATGAGCTTAAGGAGAAGCTCATGTTACTGTCCACATTCTCAATCAGGTGGAAACACTATATGATGAGAATGCCAGACATAACCAAAGCGATTAACTACTTCATTAGATTTTACGATGACGATGATGAGTACATGACCGCATTAATGTCTCTTAAGTACCATGTAGATTCAGAGAGATGCAAGGATGTTAATACATTCCAGACATTGCTCTTACACGACATGATTACCGAGTCTATGACGAGCAAGATTAGCAAGATGATCGACGATCTCGAACCTGCTAATGTTGAGTCTGAGAAAACGACATCGTACAAATCGACACCCAAACTCACCAATGAAGACGCGCACAATATTCTGTTGCTTTCGTACTACTTCAGATTAATTCTGCCTATCGTAATTCATTGGTACAATCTTCCCACAACGCAGGGCGTGGAAGACGGGAAAAATTATATACAAACATTCGTTTGTATATTCAAAAGTGTTCTTGAGAAGATAGGCTCTGGTACAATTAATGTGTACATTCTGATTAAGCAACTTATCAATCATAGGATTGAAAAGAAGTTTAACTCAGATGCTATTATACATGAAAAGAAGAAGGAAAAGAATGGCGCAACTGATGCATCTTATTGTAATGAATTGAGTGATGAGATACTCCTTGTTAAATCTCTCTATAAGATAGATTATAGCAAGTCTGTAGTATCTTATATAGACGGCATTATTAGACAGAACTATATGCAATATAATGTAGAAAACTTCAAGATTAAAACCGTTGGTATATCTACTGAAGAAATCATCAAGGACGTTGATGATGGTTTTTCTCACCTTGAAGCTATCGAAATGAAGACATATAGAGTTAATGACGGAAATAACATAATAGAGCAAGCTAATATAGAATTAGCTCTCAGTAAAATAGACATCAGGTTTAACGCTAGCATTACTAACGAGCAGATAGATTGGTACAATGAAAACATCACTACTATCAATCCATTGGCAAAATACTTTGTGACATATTTTTATCAGAAGTTCTTTGGTGAATCTTCATTCATAGATCTTCTTGACAGACGAACTACAATTAAACTTATGCTCATAATGAAGTTCTTTTTAGAGCTTAAAGGTTTCAGGATAATTCCTCATATAATCACAGCTTCTATGATTATAGAAAAGGAATCTTTCATTAAGAATAGGAAGTTTAATGACAAATTTGAAAACTCTCAGATCAATAATGAGATAATGGCAAACAAATTCTCTTATATAAAAGAGATTACTGGAAAGGATGATATAATAAAGAAATATGTATCATCCATTATTAACTCCACATTTACTCTGATAGACGAATCGCCAAAACTTAATGGGCTTGTCTGCAATAATTTTAAACAGGATGATGTTATTGATGAATTTTGTCAATTCTTACTAATGAATATGTGAGATTAACTAATATGAATACTACACACCTGCATGAATTAATCAATGAAAAACGTCAATATGAAGGATTATACATGCATGTAATTGCATGCATAGCTATGGCAGATGCAGCTGAACTTCAAAAGTCTCATGACTATAATAAAATTGCAAATGCAATTCTACTGGATGTTACAAGTGGTAATAAAGAAGCAATGACAAGATTATCAAAGGCATTGTCAATTTATCCAGTACCAAAGAATCCTGAATATTCAAAATATATAATTTCTAGCATGTTAGAAATTATTAGTGGAAAGAAACCTATTGGAGATGATGATATCAATCCTAAAGGCTTCTTTTAAAGATAAGCGATATAATTGTCCGCAATGCTAAATGCATTGCGGATATTTTTTTGATTAGTCATTGAAATATTCTGAATCGAATAAGTCTTCGCCTTTTTCGTCATCATCATCGAAGTCTAAACCATATAATGCATCAATATCATCATTGAATTTGCTGGAATGCTCATCGTCTAATACAGACTTTGTAAGAGCCACATTAACAGAACCTTCGAGTGCACGATCCATGCGATAATCGTTCATTAATTCATCTATAGCGCTTTCTGTAGCTCTAGCTTTCATTATATCCTCTGCAAGAAGAGAATCTATATCGAGTACTTCATCGAGATTGTTTATACCAACATTCTCAACTACGTCATCATACTCATCGTCTTCATCTTCAGCAGGATCACTATCGCCATCTATTTCAGAATCATATCCGTCATCGTCATCGTCGTCATCTATATCCTCATCCGAATCTTCCTCGGGATCATAATCATCAAGATCTTCTTCCTCATCTTCGGATAAAGCTTCAAGTGCAAATAAATCGTTTATTCCACCATAGATATTTTCCATATCGCTATCGGAATAATCAAATGTTTTATTGTTACGCATATTAATCACCTCATATTATACATTATGAAAAAATACTTTCATATTTTTTCTTTAAGATATAAATTATAATCAAATGGTATCTAAAATTCCAAAATGATGGAGTTTTAAAATACTTTATAAGTAATTTACCATCTATATTAAAATCTATACCATATATGTAATTATAGATTATATCAAAAATGTATTGTAATTCAGCATTAACTTGACTAGAATCATCTTTAACTTTTTCAACATCATACAGATTAATATCTATATGATCTTTGAGAGATAATTCATTTCCACCATTCATTAATGGCTGTAAGTTAACTATATCAATTTCTTGATTGTTATCTTTATTTGAATCATCTTCAGGTTTACCATCTGCGAGCATAGCTAATAAATCTTTATCGAAATAGTAATCTCCATATCTTTCATTATTTAAAGATACCAGAGTATTATCTACTCCATTAGGGAAATTATTTTTTATCACAGATGTGTATTTATTGATCTTATTAATGAAATAATACATGTACTTATTAAGCAGTGATGTATCTTTCTTAATAATAGCTCGCCATATAGTCTGATTAAATAAATAATCAAACCTAGGTGGCTCAAAGTCATCATATGTTACTATGGATGTAGTAGAATTATCTTCTGAATTAAAGAATATTCCTGAATCCATAATAAACTTTATCAGATATATATCGTAATAAGTTACATCTTTAGGTGGTGGCATACGCATATGATTAGGATCATATACATAATCTCCACTAAATATATATCTATAGTCATTCCAATTAGGATCGGGATCTGTAAAAGATGTATCGTCGTATATGTAATCTATAAATGCATAAATATTCTCATTATCATAATAATACATATGATGATACATATCTACCAATGTATTTAATGTAGCTAATAATCCTTCTGCACTAGCGAATGTCTCATCTGTAACAAAGCAATTATTCTGAGTACCTATATTTTCAAAGATACATCTATATTTCTCAACTACAAGTTTCTCTATTTTATCCGCATCTTCTCCAACTGCATATAGATCTGCATCGAACATATAGAAGTCATTAGACTGTATAGTATTCATTTTGAAATTAGTTACTCTAAATAATAACTTCGGAGAGTTAGGCATTTCTATTAGTACAAAGTCATCTCCTCTTGGTCTTACTGTATTTGGTAATACTGTAATATCAGATATCTCTAATTCTACATTATAGTTACCATCTTCAAAAACACCATTAGGAATTAATTGACTCATTTTATATACAGGAAAATTAGTTATCTTATTATATCTTATAGGAGACTGATCGTTTATTAATTCATAAACCATTCCAGATCCTGCATCCGCTCTTGAACGTGCTTGATTTATAGCATAGTATGTTACAAATGTTGGTGTTGTATCTAAGTACTTAGAATACTGACCAAGCTTATTGTTTAAAAAAGTCTCTGTCATCTTATTGATAAAATGAGACTTTTCTGAACTAAGCACAAGAGCCATATCACTAGCCCCCTTTATAAATTTTGTATTATCCCAATGTTTTGGAATATACTGATATTTATCCGTATATCAGATTATTTTCGTTATATATTCTATAAGTAATAAAATAAATTAAGTTGCCCAAAATCGGGCAGAAAGGCTGGTATACTATGGAGAATATAAAAAGATTCAACCTCAGTGAAGTCCTCGGAATTATGATCGAAGCTGTTGAGCAGCTCCAGATCAGCACAGCGTCTAAAGCAATTGCTGTCATCACAGCAGTTGCAACAACCGCAGACGAGACCGAAGCAACTATGGATGACGTCAAGTACGTCATCCATAAGTACTGCCCAGGTTATGACGGGACACCTGATCTTCTCAAAGAGATCAGACGACAGTTTGATGCAATTTATGCTGCGCATGCAGCAAAGGCATCATAAAAATAATGCCACCTTCGGGTGGCTTTATTTTTTGCACTAATTATAATTTTTTTATTTATATATCTTAAGTACAACAGACACTATATAATTAGTGTCTAATATACCTAAGGAGGAAAAACAAATGAATAGCTTAAATGTATCACCATTCATCAAGATCAATTCCAAGATGAATGACATTGCAAAGGTTGTCGGAAAGCAGATCGAAACAAAGCTTTCTGATATGTTTATCTATGTCCCCGGAGGAATCTACTACATAGTAGATGGAGATGGACAGTGTGGCAAATATGCTACTAAAGTTATCTCCGTTACTATAGATGAGAACGGGACAAGAATCATACATAAGCCTTTCGAATGTGAGGGCAATGTATACAATGATGTTCGTGTATCGGCATCATCTTTCGGCAGAGCTAGATATAGCCTTGACGACTAATTAAAATATGGTCTATGGATAAAACCATAGACCATATTATTTTATATCGACTTTTTAATTTTTGTGATTATACCATTAAACTGATCAATCTCTTCAGCTGTGGGAGCATCCTTATTGTCAATGAATCTATCTATATTGATATTGAATTCTATCATTATCTTATGGATGAGATTCATTGTACACTTATATTCTTTCTTATAGTCTGCATCATTCAAGATACCCTTGTTATGCTTCTTGTCAAGATCTTTGAGATATTTAACAGACTGCTTAAATGCTCTCTCATTATTGGTTATATTAGCTTTGAAGAGCGCTTTCTTATCTTCGGTATCGCACTTCTTCTTAACCTTAGCTATTGCATCATTAACTAATTCCTCTTTGGATTTCTTTTCAAAGATAGATTCAGTTGCTGATGAAGTATCTATACCTGTGATAGCTTTAACATGTGCTTTAACATAGCTGTCAACGTAAGACTCCTTAGCTGCATCGTCTTTCTTAAGAACAGGATTACTTGTCTGTACATCTTCATTTGTCATATAGAGATAATTGTCTTTGCTATCATATTCAGTAAATCCATACTTCTTGAATATATTAATAGCTTTGGTATTATCTTTATGAACTCTTAAGTCAGTAGCACCGAATTCTTTACATGCTACATCTAAGAGCTGATGAGATAATTTATTGCCTCTATATTTGGGATCTACTTCCAGACAATCTATCCATGTTTTACCGGACTGTAATTTAACAGATACGAATGCCACAAGATCTCCTTTATCACCTACTGCAGTATTAGCAAAGTAGATATAGCCACGGAGTTTATTTGCATTCTTATCTACATGAGATAATTGTCTATATTTTTCTTCATACTTTTTAAGAACTGCAGGCTGCATGTAAAGTTTATACAAGGACTCTAAATCTATATAATTAGGCTCTTTATTATCCTCTTTCTCTAACTCTTTAGCCCTATCTCTACGAAGTACAGTTGGAACGGATTCATTCGCTAATAAGTCTAGGGCAGTAGCCATAAAAGTTTCTCGACTCATCGTAGTCACTCCAATCGTATAAATTTAATTTGTATATCATATATTCGATTAACTAATTTCTATAGGAGGGATTATTTAATGAATACTGATTTTAAACGATATGTCATTGATGAGATATCAAGAATGCCATTTTATCATGTATCACCAGATGGTACTAGTCATACGATAAAATGTCCATATTGCAATGACGATTCACCAAGACATGGTCATTTTGGATTAAAAATAGATCTCGAATCAAAAGATCCGATATTATATCACTGTTTCAAGTGCTCAGCAGGAGGCATAGTAAATCAGAAAGTATTGTCAGATTTAGGAATAACATTACCACAGGAATTGGCATCTCAGATGTATAAGTCAAATAAGATATATTCCATATCCAACAAGATAACAGAGGTGAGGGTTATGCCATTCGAAATTCCATTAGTTTCGCAATATACAGATCCAGCAGTAATCAAATTAAAGACTGATTATATAAGAGACCGTATTGGGTTAGACATAACTTGTGCTGAAGCACCGGCATATAGAATAATCTTATCATTCAGAGACTTTATAGTATTCAATAAGATACATGAGTCTATTAGTCTAGACACACATTATATTGAATACATAGACAATAACTATGTTGGATTCTTATCAGTCAATAAGAATTGTATCATCTTCCGAAGGGTTACTACTAAGTGTAGTAAACAAGGTAAGTCATTGAGATACATTAAGTTTATGATAGATGATAAAAACTTAGATCCCAATAACTTTTATACAATACCGACTAAGTTTGATATTATGTCAACAGACCCAATCAATATACATATATCAGAAGGTCCATTTGATATACTCTCAATAATGACACATAATATATTCAGACCGATAGATAATAATGTATTCTTTGCAGTATGTGGGTTTGGATATGCAGGCGTTATAAAGAATATTATACGTATGGGAGCATGTCCTATCAATCTATATGTATATGCCGATAATGATAAGACTGATAGTGCTATAAAACGTCAGCTCTTAAATAAGAAAGTAGGATTGGTAAACTACATAGACAATATGTCGATAATTAGAAATAGCTTCCCTAATGAGAAAGATTTCGGCGTGCCAAATAATAGGATTAAACCTTCGTATAAGAAAATAATTATACCGAGGTGATTTATATGGCACTCGCAAAAGATGTTATATTTGAATTATCTGACTATAATGTACCTAAAATAATTAATAATGCCGATGCTTGGGCAGAGATGGTATTGAATCTGTTATTCTTGGAGAATGGAACTTATTCAGATGCTCCCGATATCGGTTTAGATTTAAAAGCTCACACATATATGGAAGTAAGTGAAATTATAACATATATCACAGAAGAACTGAATAGACAAGTTGGAGCATATATGCCGGGTATTCCATTATCAAATATAACGGTTCAAACAGCAGGCGGTGAAAATGCAGATAACAATGTACTATATGTGACATTATCGTTTAATATAAATGATAAAGCAATACATAAATCTGCATTCGTATCACTTACAGATGAAATTGTCAATATGGTAGTTGATAATTATCAAAATAACACATACTCCAATATATGAAAATAATCATAGTCGGAATTGACCGACTATGATTATTTTTTATTCTTTTGGCAATACTCCAACAAATGTTGCAGTAGTATTTACACCTCGCCATTTATTATCAGCCATAGCAGCATCGAACTTAGCCATTACGCCTGTTAATCTATAGCTTCCATTATATTTAACCTGACTGGGATCAGTAAATATAAAATTATATTCTCTATTTGGCTTTAATGCATCAACCATTGTATCATCCAGATATACTGTCCAAACTAAAGCTCTTTCATTTAATCTTTCTTTGAGAGCAGTTATAGTATCTTCAGCTGTATTGATTACAATAGTCTTATCATACTTTATACTCTTCTCGTTATTTTTACCTGTAAATTTTGGAGCTGCTAGTATCTTATCGCCATCTATTATAAATGATTCAGATCTACCGGTTCTCTTGTTAATTACAAGTAAACCAGAACCTGATTCTATTTCATTCTCTGTAGTAAGCGCACTTATAACTTGAGATTTTGTAGTCAGATATATTTCATTTGCTTGTTCGTCATAATATGCGCCTGCAGATAATACATTATTTTTTGTAGTAGGGATAGTAACTATATGTACTTTCTTAACTTCATTAGGTTCCCATGCTGTACATTTATTAATTTTCTCTGTTATATAGAGTCTATCATAATCGAAAAATAAAATGCTTCCATTTTCATGTAGATTATACTCATTAGCTACTCTATCTAACTGATAATCTACCTGCTCAGGAGGTAATACAAATTGATCATACATCTTTCCATTGGTAGAAGGTGACATTAATATCTTTGTGAATCTAACTCTCTGCATGAGAATATATGTCATTACATCGGTAACTGTTACTGCATGCAATACTTCTTTATGAAGTTTCTTTGGCTCCGTTATAGCATCACCATCATATAAAGATATTCTGATCGTTGTAGCGTGATTTAGATCAGTAACATCTTCATTATATTCACCATATTTGGTAGTTCTTTCTATCTCCTCATGTAGTGAATCCTGATTATATGCTGTAGGGTCTTCTAAGAATAGATAGAATGTTTTTGATATGAATGGCTTTTCTTTTACATTCTGCTCATTGATTGCAATTTTACCTTTCTTAAACATTGCATATCGCATATTTAACCTGAATTTTAATTTATCGCTATTCTTACGCATCTTCCTATATATTTTATTACTTACAGTTATACACAATTCAAAGAAAGGGTATTGCTCATTCTCAAAGTCTTTTTTCAATATTAAATATGGAATATCTAATTCTCCATTTATTTTATGCTCTTTACCATCAGGAAATATAATAGCGGCATCGGCTACTCTATATTTACATTCTTCGTATTTAAGTTTCTCAGGGTCCATAAAAACACCGCCTCTATAAATTGTTATAAAGGAGTTCCAGTACCAACATTTTGATAACTTAGGCATATCACGAAAGCGAGATGATTAATATGGCTTATGTAAATGAAGTGACTAAAAAATATTTTTTGTCTTTAAAACCTGAGCAATTAGGCATTAAGATGCAAACACATTTATTTGGAAGAACCGCTGACCCAAAGACTAAGAAGATAAATGAGCCTAGATATAATGTAACTGATAGAGTTAAGCTGAAGGCTAAGGAATATATTAATACAACTGACGTTGATACAACTCTTGGCAGAATAGTTTTCAATAAGATCTGTATAGAGAATTATATTAAAGATATAATTCCTGACCACTATTGGAATATACCTTTGAATAAAGGTGGAGTTGGAAAACTATTTAGTTTAGTATCAGAAGCTGTTAAGTATGGTACTCTTAGCACAGAAGCTGCATGGAAATGGGAGAAAGCCATTGAGTTTTATTCCCTTAAAGGTGCCATAATATATAACTCGTCTTATAATGCAGATCTCCTTAATCCTAGAAAAGATCTCATTAAGAAGAGAGATGACTTTATAAAGAATAATCCCGATGCAACTACGGCAGATTATGCAGATTTTGAGAGACAAATAACAGCTGAAGCTAATGATAAGTTAAGAAGCAATCCTGGTATTGGTCTTTATGACTCTGGTGCTCGTGGTGAGATAGGTGACCAGTATAAGAATATATCTATTATGATAGGTCCTGTATACAATCCTGCTACATCTCAGATGGAACCGGTAAATACGAACTTCATAGAAGGTTTCAATAAGGAAGATCTTCCTAAAGCTGGTAATATGCTTATATCTGCAGCATATCCTAAGTCTTGTGCTACAGCAGACTCTGGTTATATTACAAAGCAATACTATGCAGCGTTCCAATCCGTATATGTAGATGACGAAGGAACAGATTGTGGGACCAAGTCATATATCAATGTATACTTAACTGATAAGAACTTTGGCAGATACGAATTCCAGTATGTAATGGAAAATGGAAAACCTGTAATGTTATCACAGGAGAATAAATCCAAGTACGTAAATAAGTTTGTTAAACTTAGATCCCCGATGTGCTGTATTTCTGAGCATGTATGTAATATATGTGTTGGTCAATTCCCATATATTACAGGCATAAAGAATATGGGAATTACATTCGCAACTATTCCCAATGCTGCAGTTGATGGTGGTATGAAAAAGTTCCACAAATCTGCAATTCAGATGGACGATGTTAATATCAATACGCTTATAAGATAAAGGAGTGATTAAAATGATAAAAATAAGCGATATATTTAATTTATCTAAAGAATTGATAAACCAATTATCATTTATGATAGATAATTATAAAGAAGAGACGCCTGTAAGTGAAGATATACCTAGCCAAACATTAGATGACATAATAGACGAAATTAAATCGCATCCAGCACCTGATCCTGAGCCTACAGACGATACTACAGATACCGAAGTGACCAATCAAGATGGCGAAGAATCATCCAATACGGAAGACATTACTGATGGAGAAAATGATCAACCTACTAATGATGATAGTGACAACGGTGACGATGATGCTAGTACTAGTAATACTGGGGATAATGCTACTGATAACACTAATCCAGAGCCTGAGGATCCTATAAAACAGTTAATAGACTCTATTAATCTGATTATAGTACAAATCAACGCTGTTAAGAATAATGCCAGACTAGATGGCATTTTGGAATGTAACTGTGCAGACACATCTAATCATAAAGTTATAGACACATGTAACAGATTATTTGGACTAATGTCTCAATTATATGAGAAGACAGATGAATTTACTGTAATATATAACTCCGATACTAATATCAATAACAGATCTAAGTTCATAGTTAACTCTTATTCGGAACTACTCAAGTTTACTCAACTTGTAATAGATATAAAATCTGCATTAGACAAGAAGTCCTATCTGATTACAATAAATGGACCAGTGCTTAAAGATTATAAACACTGGGTAGAAATAGAAGCTGTAAATTATCTGACAAGTATTGATATATGGAGATACTTAGATGATAATATCTATCTTAGTCTCATAGATGAAGCAACTCAGTTAGATCTTAAGTATGCAGCATTACTTAAGAAACTCGTAATATCTGAATTTAAAGGTTTCGATGAATACTATACTAGACTTATAGAATTCATAAAAAATATGGATCACATTCTTTCTTATTATGAGCAAAACTATGTAAGAGATTGTGATATATCCGATATGCTTTATGATCCTTCTATACTGGCAAAAGCTAGTGCAATTTCTACAGTATTACACTTTAGTATACCAGTACCTGATACAGAAAACACATGATGTGATATGCTCTGGAAAATTTCCAGAGCATATTTTCTTTTATATATTTTAAAGATGCAGCTAACACTAAAGTATAAGCTATTTTATTGGGAGGTATCGATATGATAGACGAAACTAACGTTACAGAATTGGACGAGCCAGTTGAGATGACTCGTACAGAACTCATGGACGCTTTAAGAGAAAGACGCAAGCTTGATCAGATGGCAATAGATCAAACAGCTGCGCTAATAAATGATCTATTAGTCCTTGACCCTAAAGGGATCAAATTCAATACAACTATACACAGCGTAAGAGTTTTTACATACGACTTCGATGAAGAGTTTAAGAACGACTTAGCTAATGGTAAAGCTGTGATTATCGATAATCCTGAGTCATTTAAGAAAAAGAATGAGAAGAATGAATCAGGCTTACAATCACCATTCTTTGGATCAGACTACAATAACAATGAGGAATATAATTCGAGATTCTCTTGTGCTTGTGGTAAGATGATTGGATCTATGTACGCTGATGGATATACAGTGTGTCCTGAATGTGGTACACTTATTACTCAGAACGAGACAGACTTGAAAAAGTTTGGTTGGGTAGTTTTTCATGGATATAAGATACTTACTCCTATATACTATGAGAAACTTAAAAAGCTCCTTGGTACTATAGATGGCAAATCATATCTGGATATGATTATCAAAGTTCGCTATAAGAAATTTGGTGAAGAATATTCTCCAGAAGAATATGATATGGTAACTAAGTATAACTTTCCATATGTCGGTAAAGGAATGACTTGGTTATCTAAGCATATAAGCGATGTACTTGAATGGTGCAAAAAGAAAAAGGGCAAACGTAATGCGGGTAAGATCTATGACTTATATGAAGAGTTATATGAGGATCAGTACAAAATGTTTTGCGGTGCTATTCCTATATATTCTTCAGCAATGAGATCTGAAATGCCCGGTGAGAAAGACATCAAGAATTATAGAATGAAAATCAATACATGTTTTCAGGCTATAATCAGATGTGCTAATGACATAAAGAGTACAATATCACAGAGGCCTGATGTAGTATCAGATTCATCTGGACTCAATCAGACAGAAAGTGAAAAGATAGATATATTACTTGAGAAGATTCAAGAGAATGCAGCTAGTGTGTTCAATGAAGAATATCAGGTAATAGAAGGTAAGAAAGGTATAATACAGTCTAAGCTCATAGGTGGTAGACATGATTTCTCCGGAAGATCTATTATAGTTCCGGGTGCTAGACCTCTTAGAGCAGAAGAAGTTGAAGTACCATATCTTACTTTCTTAAAGTTATTCAGATTTGAAATCATGAATATGTATATCAAGATATATGATACTTCTGTAGAAGATGCTAATCATGTATTGGAAGTTGCATCTAATGTATTCGACGAAACTGTATATAAGATAATGACAATACTTCTTGAAGAGCATAAAGGAGATCATAGTCTTAGTGTAATCATATCACGAAATCCTTGCATCAATATGGGTTCTCATGGAGCATTCAATATTGCATACATCAAACCAAATATAGATGACAAGACTGTTACACTTAATACAAGAGTATTAACTAACATGAATGCTGACTTTGACGGAGATCAAATTAACATATATAGACCTTTTGGAGCATCTATAGAGTATATCTTCAGACAGCTTTCATCAGTGTATCTGTACATAGATACAAGAACAGGTAAAGTAAATAAAGGAATGCTGCCTCGTAAAGATGAGATAGCTATTATAAACGAACTATTTACTTTATCAGATAAGCAACCTATTAGAGAAGATGGGCAACCTGATTCTTCTGTAGAAGTTGCACAATGTGGAATCATTGAATCCGATTAACGGATCCGCATAAGCATCTCCCTTAGACAACTATATAAGTTTGCCTAAGGGAGATGTCCACTATGGTTCCACCAATTATAATCCCATGCGAATTTGGTACCATTGTAATCAACATGGACGTTTTTGTTTTTGCTGTAATACTGTTATTAATCTATAGGAGATATTCTTCATATATAATGAAGTTATATCATTTTGACAGAGCACCACAAAAAGAATCTAAATTTGCATATTCTATAATCAATATAATATCTGTAGTATTCATGCTAATAAGTCTCATTTTAGTGATAAGTGTAGATAGCAATTAATCATTGTATCTACACTTATTTAATTTTCCGTTGGAGGTGATTTATATGGATATAGTTTTTAATTCATATAAAATGAAATATCTGGCATTAGATGAACTGATAGGCATGCAAATAAAACGCAATAATATAAAAACATGCAATCTATTTTTTAATTTAGACTATATTAATTATAGATTCAGGAATGTACAGAGCAATGCAAGATTCCAATCATGTGGAGCTGCTGCATTTAAACAATATGCATCTAACGTATTAAATCTTGTAGCACACTATAAGAAATGGTTCGTTAGACATGGTTTAAATACAAGATGCTTTATATATTACACAAATGCTACAGGTGGATTTACATCTGCATTAATACATAGAACGTATAGACAAGACTTCATTGTAAGTCAAAGTTTAAATAATCCTGATTGTTATTATGTCAATCTAACTATAAATGGCGGAATAAATATACTGACTAAAATATGCGATTATATAGATGGAGTTTATATAATCAACTCTAAAGGAGAAGAACCTTCAGTTGTTCCATATCTTATAGCGCAGAAATTACCGGCAGACTGGAATTATATACTGACTAAAGACAGATTAGAATTACAGTATGTCACATATGATAAATTCTCTATTATATATCCATCTAAAATAACTGGCGATAGAGTAATCAATGCATCTAATCTATGGCAAACTATTGGAGATAAAGAGCATAAAACAACACCGCATTTAACAGAATTTGATCCCAGATTATTTATACCAACTATGGCAATAGCTGGTGATATAGAAAGATCTGTCAGAAAGATAAGATCTATAGGATGGGTTACTATATTAGAGACATTAGAAGAGATATGGTGTACTAATCAAGATCATTCTATAATAACCATGTTGGATGAGTTGGAGAAAGTATTACAGACAAAAAATAAAGCTACTACGGAGAAATATATCAAGACTTATAATAATAATATACTGGCATTTAGTATGAAGTCAAGATATGATGTAATGTCAGAAGTAAATAAGACGATGTTATTATCTCAGATAAAAGATATACCGGATGCAGAAACTATCAATGAGATATCTAATAATCCTATGATATTGGGTAATTATCCGATTAATGTAGAAGCTTTATTTGCTAAAGCATATGTGAATTGGGACAAAAAATAAATTATATAGCTATTGCAATAAATGCAATAGCTATATTTTTTTGTTATTGTAAGTCTTCTTTTGTGCAAGTAATGAGTTCTGAGTATGGAAGTGTCTCTATCCAATCACAGAATGTATGCCATTCTTGTAACTTATGATTACGTCTATTATGGTAAATATTTCTAAGTACCTGATAGTTGAGCATAATCGTAGACTTTGTCATATACGAACTAGGAAGAACCTGTATGAGAGAATACCACGATCCTTTCATAGCTTCTTCTTCCAACAAATGATTCACGGAATTTATATGCTCTTTTGCTTCAAGATGTATTCTTCTAAGTTCATTAAGCTCTTCTATCATAGACTTTATATAAGATTCTCTAGACCACTGAATATGATCTAATGAGAAATCTTCTTCAGAGAAAGGTTTCTTCATGACACTATTCATGGTAGAGCAACTATTTCTAACAGTGCCCACTTTATAAGTATCAAACTCTTTCCACCAATACATAGGTGCATTGATGTCAAAGTATACTATAATATATCTCATGTATTTAGCATGAGATCCGCCTGCTACTGCAAGCTTCTTAAGAAGTTTAAGATCATTATCTCCGATTTTGATTTCACTATCTTTTTCAGAAGATGTATCGGATTTATCCCATGAATCATGATTATTACGTACGCCTCTAATGGCATGATTAAAACCACAAACTTCAACGGTATCCTTAAATATTTCAATCATTGCGGTACCTCTTAGTTAGAGCAAGAATTTTCAGGGTCTTCTGGTTTACGATCACGGAGACTCGAATGTATTCTTCTAAGCTCATTTTGCTCTGATATTATATTCTTTATCCAAGCTTCTCTAGACTTCGGCAAATTTGCATTCTCGTAAATAACCTTAATGCCATACCTGATAGCACATTCATGCTCAATGCAACAACCATTAGCATCTGCCCAGCCGTCAAGCATGTATATTGCGTCAACATCATTAAGCATACTAATAGCTCTGCCAAGAAGTTGAAGTGGATTATCCGGTGTAGATTCTCCTTCATAGAAAGTATCTATTACTCCGCATCCAGGATACATTTCCATAAGAGAAGCTATTGCCTTTTCACGTCTAGCCTTAATAGTAGCATCATCAAGGCCTCTCATAGGCTGAGAAATAAATATCTTCATGAATATTCTCCTTAGTCATCTGCAGGATCAGGAATATTCTGGTGATCAAACTTCTTATATGCATCGAGATACCAGATATGCTTATCTCCGTTATAAGTAGCTTCGAAATACATTCCGTCAGGAAGAGAAGTGGAAATCAGATACTTCCAATTTTGAAGAGTCTTGCACTTCCATACAGTGAATATCTCATACATGGGTGCAGGATCAGAAGCGTCAAGATGACCTTCAATCCAATCATGGACCAGCTTAATTGCGGTATCGTCCATCTTATTTTGTACAGAATAATTTGCCATAATTATTTCCTCCATTTATATGTCTTTTAGAATATAATTCACGCATTGCTTTATATCTGCGCTTAGCATCTTCTTCAAATTCAATATAATCCTTATTTTCAGGATCATTAGGTATTACACCATCTTCAATTGCGTCATTAAGCGCACAATAAGCAACTACCCTAAACATTGCATCGGCGTCTTCTGGGATTTGCGCACTATCATCTTCTGTTGATTCTAACGTGCACTCGTTATATTTTATAACGTGCTCATCATTCATCTTAGCGACGTAGTCCATATACCATTCTGCCTTAGCAAGATCTTGTTCTTTGTTACCTTTGTAATCTGCTCTACGAATATATTTGTATGCAGAAAGATTACAAAAATATTTCACAGCAATATCGCCAAAGAGAAGGCGCATCTCTTCAATTACTTCCCTCTTACCTTGATTGTAGTGAGAGGGATGATTAACCATATCAGCCATAACTGTTTCCTCCGTTAAAATTTTGACTTCCATAATTTAACTTCACCTGATTCAAGTGAAGCTTTTATATCTATAAGACGCTGATTTGTGGAACCAGCGTATAGAAACTTAGTATCTCGTTTTTCCAATATAAATGGACCATCTACGAGTACATCTATAAGTGGTAATATATTAGATTTTATAGAATCATCTAATTCTTCGTATATATAACCTGTGTATACCCATATAGATTTACAAGCTGTAACATCATCATTTCTGATTAATTGACATAATTCTTGTACGCCCGTGCAATTACTCGGATGTAATGGATCACCACCGGTAATCGTCAATCCATTAACGTATGGATCCCTTAAAGAAGCAATAATATCAGTTTTATCACGTTGTAAAAATGGTATACCACTATCTAAAGGCCATGTTTCAGGATTATGACATCCGTTACAGTGATGGTTACATCCGGATACGAATAATACAGTCCTAAAACCGGGACCATTTAAAGTATTCATATATTTTATATCATGATAATTCATTGATATAATTCATCTCTTTCTTCTTTACGTAGTTTAATCAGATACCAAAGCAGATTTGGCATACTATGACGTCTACATACACAATCATCGATTAATGCACCAATTTCCGCTTTCGTATGTGATACTGCATTTTCTTCATCCTGTATGCAATTAGCATGGAATTGAGGAATATAATTACGATCCATTATATCCGAAGTAGTTGAGCTTAAAATTGAACGCATACGATCAACATACTTGGCTTCGAAAGCTGTATTATAATCTGAATCACCATCAAATTCATAGTACAATTTTATCGATTTATCGTTAACCAATTCATCTTCTTCAACCTCTATAGGAGTTAAAAAAGATGCAGGATCAACTATTATAATTGCGCAATCAACATTCAGAGAATCCTCTGGATATAACATTAAATTTACAGTATATTCAATTGGATTAGTATACGTAACGTCTTCTATAAAATACTTACAATCTTTAAGCTTAATTACATTAAACTTAACCTTTCTTAAGCCAACGTCAAACTCAATCGTTTTGCTTTCCATATTAAAGCTCTCCTTAGTGTTGGTTTTATCAACGATCATAGTATCTTTGTCATCTTCCGCTCTTAACTTTTTCAGATAATACCCAAGAGCATTCATAACAAAATTTTCTAAAGTCATTCCATATCCAACGTAACTATGCTTTTTGCAATAGTCATTGATGTATTCGAAGTCTTTATCTTTTAATCCAATAAGATTGACCGATATATCGTCTCTAAAATCTATTTTTATGCTCATTTGGTTGTCTCCTAAAACTATACGCCAATATCATAATTGTATTCCTTGCGTTGGAAATAGTCTTTCAAATTTTTCTGCAAGTGGTTTAAAGTCTTCATAAAGCTCTTTGCACTGTGCTTTCCACCAGTCGCGGTTCTTAGTCATGTCTGCCAATTTCTGTTCAAGATTCTGTATTTTTGCTTCATCTTCCATTTCTTTGAATATCTCATGGACTTCTTCATCCGAGATACAACGACAGCCTGTATGATTGTTCATTCCGCATCATCCTTGATATATAAGTATAAAAACCAAATTGACCACAAAACCATTAAAAACAAAAGCCTGAAAAAGGCTATGTCATTATTCTCTGCTTGTGCTCCTGCGCATCCGCATAAAAGCAGTAGCATATATACAAAATATCTTTTATTTTTCATAGGCGTTTTTATTGCACATAGGGCATATAGCTACGGGAATTGTACCACCACGATAATCGGGTTTTGCCTCGTATTCATCCGTTTTAAAGATCGTTTTGCAAAAACGACATCTAAAAATACGGATATCATCAGCCATATGGCCTTCACGAATTATTTCTTTCATTCTGTGCCCTCCTTAAATTAATAAACTTGGTTATATAATTATTTTGGTCGATATAAATAAAAACCATCCCAGGGCTCATAAAAATATCCACAAATTCCGTACAATAGACATACTTTTTGATTATATATTATATATACGAGATAATAAACCCTTTTTCATACAGGAGGTACAAGTATGAATATCAATTCTAAAGTTGTAGTAAAAAATGGTTATTACATCGTACTCGTTGACGATGTAAAAAAGAACGCAAGAATTTATCCACACATGGCAGCAATTGCCGAAGACATTCTGGACATCGTCAAGAATAGAAATGAAGAGACGGATGCGCCTCTTCATGATGAAATGAAGGCATGGGATATTGCCTTCGACGAAACAGGCATGCCTGTAATGGCAGTACCTGCCGTTATAAGAGGGAAAGAAACTATAGGCTATCTGTCGCCTTTCAGAGCCTATAGATTTCAGGTTTCTGGAAATTTCAAGGGCGAAGGTGACTTTGGTTCAACACCCGTGATGAACCTCAAAAAATATGCAGATGCAGAGGACGACAGAGTACTCTGCAGTCTTGCAGAGCTAGCAATATACAAGGGCGGCTGCGATCACCTCACAAGCAAAGAGCTTGCAAAGGTAGATACATTCGTTGCTCTTTGCATGAGTTTCCTCACACAGCTCAGCGATGAGGCTGTAAGAGTTGATTAAAATATATGGCAGTGGCACTTTAACGGGTGTCACTGCCATATATAATCCATTCAATTTTTATTTTCCGAATGAGGAGGATTCATATGAAACCAAAAGAAAAAGTAAATTATATAACTAAGTTACACTGTCCAATAAACAGCGTACTATCGTATTCCGAAACATTTAAAAGGCCATTAATACAAAGCGGAGACAATGACGTATACTATACCATTAAAATAACAATGGGTCCAATTGCTGTATTTAAAACGTTAGCAGAATATAACATAATCATCGAAACTGGTAAACGTCTAGAGATTTTCAATGGTTACAAAATTTCAGGACGCTCAGACGACGTGCAATCAATGTTCAACGACATAAATAACGCACTTGACGAAATCGAATGTGCAATTGAACCGTATATTGAAGCAAAGCGCACATTCGATGACACAGTAGAGAAAATAAAAACCGAAATAATAAACTGGAAAGTGGAGGAATAAATTATGAGAGAAAGATTATACGATAAGGATTTTAACATAGATTCAACCGAGCTGGTTGATATAAAGACAATGGATACTATACCTTTAAGTCATAAGCGCAAAGTTCATTTACTTCTGTCTGATACTCGCAATGAATTTTACATTCATGAATTTGATGAATCGGAAAAGGATGATTTCGATATATCGAAATCATTCCATATACACACGCACACGCTGTATGCCGAGGGCAAAAATTGCTACGGCATTACATACCGATTCGAAATGGATTACAGCATCTCGGAAACGCGGCACGAAATCCTAATGAAAATTGCTACGCCATCATACGCCGACAACACAAATCTGTTAAAAACGGATGATTTTGCCGATGTTATCAGGTGCACTATCTCTCACGATGCAACGATTTCGGCAGCCGATGAAGACTATGACGAGTTCTATGACATATGTGACGCAATCGTTGACGCATATGATAAAATCTTTAATATGGGCTATGACGAGTTCATAGCTTTTATTAGCGCTATTAAAGATACATCATTAACATATGCACTTGTCGAGAATTTTCATATACATATAACGGATAAAGTTTTCAGCGTATTTGCAAGCTTAATAGATAGCTTAGTAAAAAAGACCGCAATGAAATCCATATGTAGAATGGCACCTATGGAAGGAGATTATTTAGACGGATATTATCACAAGACAAATGGGCAGGCTTCTCTCATGGTTGATCGCGACGGAATATTCTACCGAGATACATTGGATGACGTGGCTGAAGACGATCTGGACTGCGATGTATCAGGTTGGCTTATGGATAAATGCGAAATGCCCGACGTTATAAATGACATAATGACTAAAGAGTGCAGAACAAGAAACATCGTTTATGACATGTCAATCGACGATGCAATTGATATGCTGACAAAATTATATTCTGCGCGCATTCAGCACACAGAATATAATCCATTCGACATGGAAGACGCGTCAGATGCCGAATATGCATGGAAGTGCATACTCGACAAAATCAAACTGTACGCTAGATATACAGAATGCACACTGTATGTCGGTGGATACCACTATGATACTAGTAGTTCATATGCTGAAGTTTATGACGAAGTATTTGCACTATCAATCCAATCATTATCATCAGACATCGAATTCATGAACAAAAAGCTAGATAGACGATATGTTTATCTGGCATATCTTGACGACACGGAATTATCGGAAATTATCCAGCCTATACTGGATAATAAGATAGATGACGAATGGAATAGCAAATACGCCGACACGTTCAGGAAGATGACCAATCCAAATACCAAGGTTAGATATGAATTGGTTGTCGATTAACAAATAATCGCGTTAGGCTCAACCTAACGCGATTTCTTTTTAAGGAGAAATTTATATGAGTGGCAATGTTTTCATTAAGTCGATCCATATCCGTGAAATGTTTGGCTTGTATGACTTTAATATTCATATTCCAGAAGACCATCGGGTTAGTCTTCTGACCGGACCAAACGGTGCTGGCAAAACAAAGATACTCGAAACGATCGATAATTTTTGTCATAATAATTATAATACAGATTATCCAGTTAAGAGATTCAATATCGTGTTATCTGATAAGACCGATATGAACATTTGCAAACGCCCAAATCGTCAGAAGAAGCCGTTGCCAATATCACCAATAAGCCCAGTATTCATAAGTCCAGAAGCAGATGATATATTTCCATTATCTGATGTGCTTGACAAAAATATATCTAGATATCCTGAAAGATATATGGATTATATGAATGTGCTAAATGGTAGACTTGACAGTAGTGGAATGCTTCATTGTTCGACTAATATCGATCACAATTTATTCCATTACACTATTGGAGATTTCCATACGAATATGTGTGATCAATCATTTAGTAAATTATCTGCTGGTCATAAATGGCTGGTACAATTATGGTATCAAATCTTATTTGGTTATGACGAAAACAGACTTCTCTTAATAGACACTCCAGAAACATTCATGCATATATGTATACAGGAAACATTCTTAGATGATCTCATAGAAATGTGTGATAAATACGATATGAGAGCAATCGTTGTAACGCATTCGCCATATATCGTAAGTAGTCACGCAAATCTTGTCCTCAATAAGAATGGACCAAGATACAAGCGGCCAACTTTCGGCCACAAAGAATTCAGGAATATATAAGTCCCACATTTAATGCACTAGACTTAATTGTCTAGTGCATTCTTTACCAAGGAGATATAATATGTTTATAAAAGATTTAAATGCAATTGCACAGGAATTAAATTCGCTTGAAATCAATTGGGCCAATTTAACAGCACAGTATAATGCACTGGATGAAGAAATCCGTGCAAAGAGACACAGTTTTTGTATGTCAATATCAGAATATCTTCACAATACATTGTATAAATGTATTAGTGATTTCGGTTTTATTCATGCAACTGATGAATTCCATGATTGCACTGTATATGAAAACCCAAAAAAATCATCACCGACTATATGGATCACAAAGCCAACCGATGACTGGAACAGCTTTCACCATAATTCGTCGACCTATCCCAGACGCAGAGATAATCGTGATTATATATATGCACGTCATGTTGTATATATCGTGCACGATGATGGTATGACCTTTAATGCTATCATAATGGTATATGCACAATGCGATAAAAAACAGGTGATATCAAATTCATCTGTGGAAGCACCGATGCGAATGTGCGTGATTATTTATTCAAATCCGTATTGCAATCTGTATTCAACTCGACACTAATTGAAAGATGTGATCCAAAGGATCTATATTTAGTTAAACTAGATGAAAATCGGCCATTCATTGGTGAATCAGAATTCATCGATGAAGTAAAAAAGATTATTAGCGAAAAGGTGGTATGATACAATATTCATTGAAGCATGCGATAATGTATGTGCCATGTGAAATATAGGAGGTATAATATGTGTAATAACGAATACTGTGCTAGTGTAGGATTGAAAGTAATGGCACTCGATCGAGAAAATGATGCAAAAATCGCGGATATGAAACGTAGAGGTTGTAGTGACCTCGAAATAGCAGAGGTGAATGTTGCATTTCTTGAGAAGGTCGTTAAGATAAATGGAGAGCTGCTAAAGAGATGCGCAACATGTAAGGATCAGAATCCCGAAATAACTGAGCTCTCCAAGGAGGTAATGAATACTGTAAGTGAAGTGATAGACGTGTACGATACTGTAGGTGCAATGTAAAATATAGGAGGATAATATTATGGATCCAAGTATAACAGTTATTCTCAATACATTAACCGACATACTTAAAGACATAAACGCATACAATTCTCATGACGAAAATATTGTACTTGATACCATTTGCATTAAGTGTAATGCATGTGCAAGTATAATAAACGATGATATATCTAAACGTAAATCACACGTTAATAGATACACCGACGATTTTATGCGTATCTACTATAATATTCTCAAAAGGCTTTGTAGGAATATTATGATGATATCAGCGCAATTGGGTAAGTGCGTAATGAATTCCGATTACCCACCACCGATCACAGATTGCTTTTCTGCATTCTGTGAGCTTATATCGGATAAACTCGTAGCACCAATCGATCTTATATTGTATATGAATTGTATGCATGGTTGTATACAGCAGTTAATATGCGCATATAACAAGCTGTATTATGATAAAGCATTGCACGATTTTGAATTACTGGAGGTATAATATGGACGATAACAAATCATTTGAAAAAGAGCTAGACAAACTGACTAAACAGAATGCCGATTTAATTAATAAATATGGCTATCTGTATTGCCTGCTAGATACACTAGCAGTAAAAATGCACGAAGCTATAGCCCATGACAAAATCATGGGCTATTCAGAAGATCATCTTGACGCTCTGGCTATAGCGCATGTTAATCATATGAATGAAGTAATTTTTGGTTACTTCAGCAAGATAAATGAGAGGTAAGAATATGGATAAAAGATTTATCGACAAAATGATTCGCAAGCTTAAGAAAATGAGAAACCCATATGGACTTGGCGGCGAAATCGAATGCCGCCTGCAGACAATAGGAACTTCTGAAGATGTGCCTGCAATAACCAGACACATGGATATGCGTGGAATTCCATGCAAGCATGTAAGGTTCGATGCTCCAGAAGAAAGATTATTCTTCTGGGTAGAAAAAGATGGTGAAAATAAGTATCAGTGGGGTATCAATGCAGTATATGGATGATAACCATATTATATTTCATTTGAATATTATATACTAGACAATAAAATCTATTGTCTAGTATATTTGTCTTTATATAGGAGGTACCAACCATGGAAAACAATGAAAGAATTGAGAGCATGGAAACACTTAAGAAAAAGAACATCGACCTTGGTGAAGATGTTGTAGCCAAGGTTGAGGCGCTATGTGCACAAGATCTGTATAATGATTATATTCATACAGAAGAATTCGCAAAACTAGCAACAAGACTTTATGCAGTAAAACTTTCACAAATCGAAAATGGCGCTGAGTATATTATCAATAATACGCCATATGCTAAATGGAAATATGTCGATGATGCAATCGATATGATGAAAGAATTCTGGATCGTGATGCATGACCATCATATTATGAGATACTTAATGGAAGATGTAAAGCATCTAAAAAATATGGCACTATTTGATACATTTAATAACGTATCAACCGCTGCCGGTATTAATTGGTTTCCCAATGAGTGGAAAAACTAAATGATGAAATAGGGTACCGTCAGGTACCCTATTTTTTTATCCGTATATTCCGTATTTTTTGTTATATATTCTATAGGTAATAATAAAGGAAACAATGCCCCAGCATCGGGGCAAATTCAAGGAGGTAATCTTATGACTCTTAAGGAAAAGCTCGCTCAGGATTTATACAAGGCAATAAGAGAGGCTCGCGAGAACGCAGCTTGTGTAGAGGACTTTCAGCTCTCGCGCAGACTCATCGAGGATGAGTATGAATATAAGTTTGCATCATTAGGCAATGATGCAGATAAGGAGGTGGAAAAATGACAAAAGAAAAATAAAGGCATCATAAAGATGCCTTTATTTTTTTGTTAATTTTCTAAGAGCCTCTGAAAACATAGTCCGTATTCGATATACTCTAATTTATATATTCTAATAATGGTAATAAACGCTATGACAAAACATAGTTAGATATCATTAGTTTATCCTGATCAAATAAACTGGTTATCATATTACTGCATGAGCTCTCATGGATAAAAGAGCGTGGCAATATATGACGATCGTTCTATATTGCATTCCAATTGTTATCCAACGATCTGGAAGCAACCACAAGCTTGATAATAACGATTGGATACGCCGAGCATCTCACAAAAAATATCAGTGATATACTTGCCCTAGGGGTATTGATCTGGTATGAGATAAACTCGTGACGACTTTATCAAAAGTGGATTTCTGTAAAGGAGATGATCTCATGCTGGAGATTATTCGTGGTCCGCCCAAAATAAATACAACTGTGCTTATACGGCACAGCTGTATTTATAATCAAACTAATATTTTTTGAAAGGAGCCACTAATGAAAGACATTAATAAAAAAATAGCTGAGTTAATCATAAAAGCTCAATTGGCGAGCGATTATGGAAAATATAATTGCTATACAAATCTAAGTTTACGCATGAAACCGCATTTCAAACGGACACCAGAGCATATGCGATATGATATCAAAACTAATCTTATCGCAGATGCAATAAGATTAGCAAACAGCACGAAATCTGATTTCGTGTACTGGGTGACCAAAACACCTGATCAGAATGGATATGCATCCATTCTGGTATACTTTACCTTTAAATATAATGGTAAAAGATACCAGATAAGCTTTCATAATCCTTATGATAGAGCAAAGGTATTATTACCATATATTGGTAAAGGAATGCCAATGCGGTGGAACAAAAACACCGATGGCAGCAGACGTGCATGCTGCGTATTGGCTAAAATGTACAATTTGAATAAATGAATTAGATGCCTATGGATTTTCATAGGCATCTAATTTTTTTGCTCTTACATCGATACTCTATCAGCAATCTCAGCTAATTTAGCATCGTTCATTCTAGTGTCTCCTTTTATCTTGCTATAGCCAAGATAACCACACAATCTATTTATTTCAGTTATATTTTTTGATCCGCATTTAGGACAGATCTTCATGTCTAACTGTTCGTATCCACAATCTTCACAATAGCATTTATCCAGATTGTGTCCTTGATAGAAGCCCATCTTCATACCACGTCTATTCGTAGTATCAAATGCGTCCAAGTTTTTATCATCGTTATATCTCACGTATTGTATATGACCACCATTAGACAAATCCCAGAATCGTTTCTCAGAATCTTGTTTCTCGAATGGAGTTATATGCGCATATACAGGACAGTGAGTACTATTGGTAAAATACTCTTTATCAGATACGCCTTTTATAATGCCATACTTCTTCCGGAATTGTTTTACCTGAGTACCACATAATGCCTCAGCAGGAGTAGAATATATAGCATATAAATGTCCGTCCAACTTCTTGAATTTCTCAACCTGCTTGTTGATGTATGTTAATACTTCTAATGCAAATTCACCATCTTCATTTATGGTCTTTCCATTATACAGTACTTGCAATTCATTCAATGCAGTAATACCAAATGATGCAGTCCAAGATTTAATTATAGGAGCAATCACATCATCCGGTTTTAGATGTCCACCATATGCTCCACCCTGACAGAATACCATAGGATTACATCCGGCTTTCATCTTTCCTAAATATTCATATGTACGTTGATGTAGATTTCTTATCATCTCTAAATAGAAATCCAATACCTCATAGAAGTCTTTGTGTTCTTCTACAGACTTCTGATATATCATAGGTAGATTAAGAGATATAGCTCCTATATTAGCTCGACCTTCGAATACAGGAACGTCATTTTCATCTGCTGGAGTCATTCCGCCTCTTTCAAACCAAGGACTGAGGAATGCTCTACAGTTATGAGAATAGATTCCTGATACTTCAAAGTGTCCGGATTCTGTCTCTACATCATAGCTGTAATGCTCATCAGGATCATCAATCTTCATAACTTTAGCTACAGTACGGACTTGATTAGTATCTGTAAACGCACCTGGCTCTTCTGGAATTGCTTGATACTTCTTTGCGCATGTTATATACGCGCCAAGCTCATTTGTTGCATAAAATTCCACAGAATGTCGTATCTTGCTAGATCCTTTCTTGTAATGATTAGCATATACTTTGGCAGGCATTCCGAGAGATTGAATAAGCAGTAATTGCTGTATAGCTAATTCTCTATTGGTACTGCCGAGATGTGTATATCCAGTATTTGCATAAGAACCTGCTCGTACTACATATCCATCAGCATCTATCATACCACCTAAGAATGCCAACTTGGCAGATCTATTCCACCTAAATACCTCTGGTGGGATCTGACGATCTTTTTTGTTTATGCCGCCGAAGAGATCGGCGAAGTCTCTCTTGAGTTTCTCCAAAGCACCCGAGCCGTCACTGAGAATCTTGAGATCTTTATATGTGCCCTTGGGACCTCTTTCTTGGAGTTTAACTCTAGTGGGAAGCTTGTAGTATCTATCAACAACCTCAAGGAACATATTTTGGATTTCGTCTTCGCCCTCTGCCGCTATCGATACGACTACGCCACACTGGTAACATCCGTCGCATAACATTAATCCGAGGAACCATGCCAGATCATCTGGGCATGTTTCAGTCTCTTCTGAGTAGCCCTCATAATTAACTCGAATTTTGTCTTCACCCGGTATAAGATCACATGCATGAACCACGCCACGGTTTTCTGTTTCAAACGGGTGATCGTGAGTTACCTGTATATAGCGTCCATTGTCTAATACAACTTGATACCAATCGTTGTCATTATAATTTTTGATAATCTTTTTCATCTTCACAAAACCATGAAGAGTATCGTATATTTCAAGGTCCATATAGGATGTATCGAAGTACGTATAGCGTTCGTCTAAACCGGGTTGAATTTTCTCAACCATGCACTCTCGTATACGTCCATATAGACGAGCGATAGACTCAACAAAAAGTTGTTTATTGAGTTTATAGGTGAGTACCTCCAGTGGGGGGTGACATCCCATAGGAGAAATAGGTGTTTTGTATTTCTGATAGACGGATGACACGTATCCTTCGCCTGATAGAGAAAGCATGTCCGGATACATTGCTTTAGCTTGACATCTTACTGCATCTTGATATATATCATAAGAAGGTCTATCTTCTCCATGAAGTTCTTCATCATATAGAAAAACTAACTTAGGAAATGCTACTATCTTCTTATAACCAGGCTTACCTTCTCCATTTGCTCTTACCTTTAATGCAGTTGAAGATACAAGCTTACCAAATTTAGAAGTATCTAATCCAAACGTTATAGTCACAAATGGATAATCTCCTCTAGAGGAACCTATTGTATTTAAGTCATATTCCATTGCTTGGAAACCTTGCTCCATGTCTCTTTGGACTTTATGCATCGCATAAATATCTGCTAGAGATGCTGCAAGTGTTACGGGTGTGTCAGGAGGAGCAAAGTCTATATACTCTTTGAGATAAGATTTGTAACTTTTCTCAGCGTATTTAGAGAGAAGCTTATCTATTTGAGGAATCGTAAATCCGCCATATTGCTGTGCTGCTGCGGTTTTGGTAATGGCTAGCATTACATCAAAAGCGACGTCGAGGGATTTGGGTTCTGTGTACCACATGTCTCCCATTTCGAATCCGTTTGTCATTACGTCTGCCATACGGAATAGCATACAATTAAATGTATCATTACGAGCTACCATATCATGTATATAGATGAATCCATCACGACATTCACGGAGTTCTTGTGGAGTGAGAAAATTCATCTGGTACATTTCTTTATTGAATATATTATATCCAATACAACGTTTGGTGGAAACGTATGCTGAATTTGTATTTGCATTGGAGCGATCTCCACGGAGGTATACTTCTTCTACTTCGGATTTTATTTTACAGAACGAATCTGCATACTTAGATTTCCACAGATTGTATTCTGAATACGTCTTCTGGATGTTGGTGTCAAATTTACCAAGAGCTGTACCAACTATTTTTTCAATAAAAGATGTCTCAAGAACATCTCCATCTTTTATCTCATAGGTGAAAAATAATTGCTCAAGGATGGCTAGAAATCTCTCTTGTTCTGCGGATGATAGCTTAGAGAATTTCGGTTCCGATCGTTGAGCACTTTTATTGATGCCGGATAGAATTTTGTTAATGTCGAACGAATCTTGCGTTCCATTACGCTTTCTAACCGTACACTTGACACTAAATTTACAATCTTGCATCTTGAAAACCTCCAATCATATTTATAAAAAATATATGATTTAATACTATGTTAAAGTGATAAATTGTAATGTAAAACGTCATATGAGTCGTAAATTACGAGCGATACGTAAAATTAACATTAATTTGTATTATATATTCTATATATGTGATAATAAACCCGCTTTAACCTATTAGGAGGTAAATATGAGTAGTTTTGATAACATGCAGAGAACTGTTGAGCCCGAAAAAGTATTAGAGGATATGATTTGTGTGGCCATCCCGGCGATGTCATTCTCTAATGAACACACTGTTTCGAAAGCGATATTCAATGACGCTATCGAAGCAGGTCTGACCGCAGACGAAATACATAACGCAGTAAATGCGCTATGGATTTCTGATAGGTATGATGATTTCCTATCATTACTTTTCGCCATCGATAAACTTGCCGTGAAACAATTATACGGCGATAATGCTTTAATAAATCACATTCTCAGTCTTAACGAGGAGGTATAAATATGAGTAGATTAGACAGAATGAAGCAGATCGTTGATGCGGGTAATCCTATCAATCCCAATTCTGAAAAAATATTAAAGGCTGTTATCGACAAAGGTATTCCGTTGTTAGATTATTTTCCGAATGATGATGTTGAGGAAGCGATATTTAATGATGTTAAAGATGAAGGTCTGAGCGCAACTGAAATACATATCGCGATAAATACGATATATAATTCAGGTATATTTAAGGGCTTCCCAGTCTTGCTTGGCAATATCGATTATATTGCTAAGAAAGAATTGAACTCCGAAAGATCTGCTGATCTCGCTCGTATGAACGAAGCTGCCGACGAGAAAAAGGCAAGACGAAGAAGAAAGAATAAGTTCAATTTGGGGCGATGGAGAAGGAATAGATCCGATTTGGGGAATTTAACCCCATAGGAGGAGGTATAAATATGGCTATAACATATGAGTTTAACAGATACGAAAATACACCTACTATGACAGTTATGGTCGATGGAAAAGAAAGATATTTGTCACCCTTCAGAGGTTATCGTTTCCAGATATCCGAAACGATAACTGGTGGTGGCATCATTCACGAGTCAATGACAAATACCAAAATGCATGAGATCGCAACTATTAGTTGCGGCCATGCAATACTTGCCCGACTTGCTCTTGATTGCATCGAAAGAGCTGGTACTGCTGAGATCGATTACAATGAGCTTCATAAGTTTATCGAAGACACGATCGTATTTCTGAAAGCAAATGCAGAGAAAATAGATAGACACAACGATGTCTATCAGGCATTTGATTCATATCATTATGGATCAAGAAAGTGTCGTTGCACAGATCTAACAGGAGGCTAATATATGTACGAAAACATAAAGTATTGGCGGTCTTTATATGAAGACTTCCCCGACGCTAATGGAGAAACCTATAAAGGAATAGGCAAGAGTTATCTCTATGCCTACAATGCATTTATGAATAATAGAGATAACGTTTACAAATGTTACAAATGTCCTAAGGAAGAAGAGAGGAGATATAATAATACCACATCAAAACACCCGTGTGGACAAGAAAAATGTTGGGTAAGCATTTATTCCAACAACAACGCATAGGAGGTATCTTATGACAAAAGAAGAATTCGATAAGCTGGATGATAATATTAAGAAGTACTTCGCAAAAGAAGGTGACGAATTACGTCCTATTACAGAAATGACCAAAGAAGATTTGATAAGGATTGGAGAAATGTATGTTACAAATATACCTGATCCAGAGCATTGGGGTCTCGATGAATCTGGACACATGCAATTAATCGATACATCATATGGAGGTATATCATGAATAAAAATAAGTATTATAATATCAACGAAGATTTCGAAATTGATTACATGGATATATATCAAGATGCGCTTGACAAGAAAAAATCTATAGAAGAAGCAGCAAGACAAGAAGAGATACACGACGCGGTTGTTTATCTTATAGTAGATAAGATAAACAACTTCTTCAGATACTTTGAAGATCGTGAAGTGATGGAATATGTTGATGAAGCAGCTGCAGCAAAACAGATTCTGCTTAGCCTTGCAGAATCTGGGCATGTGCCACCGGAATTAATATTGGATGCTGCTTATAAGTTGGAATCCAATATATATTTGAGAGTGGATACTAGCTCGATATCAACAATTAAAAGAAAGCATATAGTGTCCAAACTTATACGGTATCTCGAAAATAGTCGTCCAAATCCGCAGATCAATCCACAGACTCTAGAATTTGAATACCCGTTACCTAACATGCCCACTTCGGTTGAACCCAATAACTGATTCCGATTAAAATATAGCCACCTTCGGGTGGCTATATTTTTTGTACGTACCCCCCGTAAATTACGTATGTTGCTTTATATATTCTATAAGTAATAATAAACGTAGACATATAGGGAAAACGTTACATACACCACGTGATGTATGTAATGCCTATATGGATGTCAGCCTGCTCGTGAGAGCGTGGTCTCTGCAATAGTGGAGGCGAAGTGACTGACGTCTACAGCTCCGGAAGGAGGAATACTATGGCAATAGCCATGAATAAAATAAATCATCTATTGATGATTTATTTTTTGCTCTAATATGATATTTTTTTGGAATGTATATTATATCTATATAAGAAAGGAGTGATTCATTATGGTAGAGCCTAATGAAATTTCTGTTTTAGTAGATAATGCTATAGGTCAATCCAAAGCATTATATGAAACATGGTATGAACAACAGAAGCATATATGGCCAGATCTATATGAGAGCATAGAGTATAAATGCTATAACACACATAGTACTGCTATAGTATACCAAGGCACTGGTAGAGAATGTACTCTATTATATGAAGCTATAGATGAAGCTTTATATAATAGAGGAATACTTCCTTGGTGTAATTACATAACAGGAGATACTACTAAGAAACTAAAACCTGAATTTGTATCTGGTGATATGTATGCTATATCAGTTACCTATTCAGGTAAAGGTGTCTATACTTACAATATAGATAAAGTAGGCTATGCTATATAGCATAATATAGTGAATACCAAATTTTGGTATTCACTATATTTTTTTAAATAAAAATATAACATATAGTTAAACCGGAATCTAGGTACGCGAGTACATGGCAAGGTGATTGTCTGGATATGACCGCGGGAATGGAACAGTCATGTCCTTTGTATGCTCAAAAGGTGTACATATGATAGTGTGAAAAACAGAAGTACGAAAGTACATTATGCGAATAGGGTGTAAAACTATGAATGAAAAGTAGGCTTGTCGAAAGACTCGATTACCCCTGAACTCACTACGCTAACCACCAGGGAGGGGGTTTCTAGACGTTCACTGAAGAAAGGTTAATCTCATGATTATGAGTCAGGCTTAGCTTGAAAGTTCGTTCACCGTAATGATTGTAGCATAAGAGCTTATTGATTTCGATCTAAGCTCACCCGTATCTAATACGTTCATTTGTATGTCTTTCATTACATGAGCTCACTTTAAATTCTCTAGATATTACTCAACAAGACGTTGCATTGTTACATATTGCTATATCCAATTTATAGATTTATCTCTATCCAAAAAGATAAAAATATAAATTATTTTTTTTTAAAAAAAAATATAACAATAACGTAATGATGTTGCCAGGGGGACTAGACGTGAGGATAACAGACCTTAAGGGGTAGTGGCTAAATCCGGAGTTTAGGGAAACTGAAGCGTATTGTCAGGTAGGGCTTCCTATTAGAGACCGAAGGTCGGAGAAAAAAAGAATGAGCGGAGCGAATTTTCAGGGGGGCGGTCCGCCCCACAAACACATCCGAGACCAAAAACGACCAGAAAATAGAGAGAATTAAGAGATACATAAAAGACAATAAGACCAACACATGAGAGGCCTAAGGGTCTCCCACTTATTTTTTCTTCTATATATAATACAAAGTCTAACCTACCAATACTTTAAAATACCAGTTTATGTCAATACTATCAAATACTCTAAACTTAACCTGCACTATTACAGAAAATTAGGGACCAAAGGTCCCTAATTTTCAAATTCCCCTTAGAGTTATTATAAATCCGGATTTATATTAAAGATATAATGGTTTATATATAATAAGATTAATAAACAGAAAGAGGGGGATACATATATGTATTATAATAAGTATAGAGTATTATATAAGAGAGATATATTATTAGTTACATATAGTAAAGAAGATATAAAAGAATTTATTAATACAAGAAGTATATTCAATAATATATCCGATGATAATATATCTAATATACATATAGAAGATATAGACTATATAACAGATAATGATTTAGATTATATACTAATATCTCCTTATAAAGATATGTATATGACTACTATAGAATATAGAATATTAAATATACTATATGAAAATAATCCACATATATATAATAGATATAGTCTATATCAATTTATATATAGTCATCCTATATTTAATATAACTAATATAGATGAATATATTAGTTATAGAGATAAATTAGATAGACTATGTGAGTTAGATATAGATTATGAGAATTTGAAAAGAACTTTTATATAATAAAATATATGAGAGAAGTGAATATCATGAATACTATATCTATATCTTCATATATTAAAGGCGCAAAGAATGCAAAACTAACAATGGATAAATGTATTAAGGATGGTATCCTATTTAGTGCAGAGTTAATAGTATTATCTATATTATTACTAATATATAGTGGAGTAGCATCATATTTAACCATAATTATGATGTCAGCTGCTATAATATTATTAGTATCAACTATCATTAGTAGAAGTATATTTATGAAAAAGGTAAATGTATTTTATGAGAGTCATCCCGATGATAAATCATATACTACTAATGAAGATTATATAGATGATAGTATGAGTGTATTAAAGATAGGAACCTATACAGCAGTGATAAATATAATCACTACTGTTATATCAGTATTAACGGTGTTAATACTGATAGTTGGATTATTGACATAAAATATATGGATGGTTTAAACCATCCATATATTTTTTATCTCTTACCAAGTCTGGAAGATACAATTCTCTTCTTATTAGATAACTCAGGGAAGAGTTCTTCTAATATCTTAATAACTTTCTGATTAGATTCTAATTTAGTATCCAACCAATAGTTGTCAGACTTAGGATTAGTAGAAAGACCTTTCTCTCTAAGAGATTCATCAAATAGTTTAACCGGATATTGAGTAGCATTATTAATAAGATTATTTTTAAAATCTTCTATCTTATTCTTAGATGCAAATAAGTCAAACTGAGTAGTAGAGCATTCACCATATGCTATAGCACTAAATAATACCATAGTATCAGTATTAGGTTTCTTAGTTATAATAATATAGTCAGTTAATTCACCAAAGTTAGGATTAAGATAAGCAAATATGACACTAAGACCAAAATCCTTAACTACTATATGTAAGATATGCTTTATTACTTCTTTTCTATCTGTTAATATAGCTCTCCTAGTAATATCCATCATATCAAAACGTTCTTTATTCTTCATATCTATTACCTCCATAATAGTATATTTTTTATCTCTAAGTTAAATATAGTAAAAATGAATTATATATTATATGGAAAGTAATTGAGGAGGTGTATAAATTGGATTACGTAAATAAAGATATATTTGTATTATATGACGATAATTCATATAAGTTTATAGATAATACAGATGCAAGTATATTATCTTATGCTAAGAAAGATCACGTAAAATTTATGTTCTTTCCTGTATATGGAAAGAACTCTACCAGATATTATAAAGAAGACGCTAAAGTAATAATATCTCCTATAAAGATAACTATAGATGCACAGATGTTATTATGTACACCTACAGATGATGGACTGGATTATGGATATTCCAATGCGATTCATTTAGAGTCTAATGATATAGCTAGTTCATATTCTTTAATAGGATCTCTATATAATTTGGAATTATGTTGTGAAGAATTGTATACAGAATATCATAATATTGAGCCATACTTTATAAACTTTGAAGTCCATATTAGCGTAGATGGATGTGAGTATAAATTAGATCCTGAATTATTTGCTAATAGTATAAACGAATTAGCAGAATCCGGAAATAGTTATGCTAAAGCATCTATAGTATATGGGTCAGATTTTAATGCAATACACATTGGCGAATTAATACACTATATAGAGAATACTATATCATATAAAGACTCTAGATATGACAGTTTAAATGGCAGTAATGAAGACTATATGATATTTGATAATGATGAGTATGTTACATATACTACAAAGACAAATTTTGTGACATCATCCGATAAGACTCTATTACTAATGACAACAGGTACGCCTCTATATATGACGATATTATTTAAAGAATATATGATGCTATGTGGATGCCGTAGATATGATTTATCATATTGTGTATACTCTAAACTAGAGTTACCTAATGATGAAGATTATTTAGATGAGCATGATATAAGTTGTAGCACATTGTATGAGTTATCCGATTATTTATACAATATACAGTTTGACGATACGATCTACATGTACTCAATTAAGCAATTTCTATTTATTGCTACAGGCATAGCAGATATAAATGATGTACTGATGACTGAGATTGATAACAATTTACTTTTTGATGACGATATATCTGTGTGCTATACTTGTAATATAAATATGACAGATAATTTCGCACATAATGCATTAATTGGAGATTCTATAACAAGCAATCTCATTAAGACAGATAATTTGGATTTCTTATCCATGTTAATATCTGATGTAAAAGTTTCTATAAAGAGTCGTATGTAGGAGGATATAGCATGAAAGACAAATTTAAGCCTGAAGCTAATCTGGCTTTACTAAAAGGTGAATCAGATTACGAACTAAAAGCGAAGTATATTACTATAGAGAAATTCAATAGTAATTATCATAAGTATGTATCTGATACTGAGATAAGATATGTCGCAATTCCTGTATCTGCATTTGAGAATTTATACTTCATATTACCAAGAGAAGTATTGCCTAAGATTTTCCAAAAAATTCATGTAAAATACAAATTGGAATTGCTCAGAAGTGTTGGATATTCAGGTAATAATGTGATACATTCTCAAGATATGAGTGTTAATATAGATACCCCACACTCATTATTCACGTTCTTATTTAATCTTGAAGAATTGATCATTTTCAATGTCGTATTCAACATAGAAACGAAGATAAATGAGCATTCTCAATTAAATCCAACCGGTCCATTGTATGCATACAATATATCATCATATTCTATAGATGGAGCTAAGCCTAAATCCATATATGGATTAGATCATGTTATAAGTGATTTATGTATTATATATGACATGGATCTATCTAAACTGATATCTAAGTTCTCATTAGTTATATATGATGATAAACGTGCAAAAGTCGTTAAGCATACATCTGAAGTAAACATAACTCTGGATGCATGTAAAGATGCCATAATATCAAAATCATTGATGCAAGATATTCCAATTCACACATTCATATCAAAAGAGGAATGGATCATGATAAAAGATGCAACTCCGTTCTTTGAAAGTGGTGTTGTAGAATATGGATATGGTAATGTGTTTAAGAATGATGATTGGACAGATCCATCAGATACATCTGGCTTTATACCCAAGAGAACAAGCACCAGAAATGCTCTAAGTCTCATTGATTTTACGATTTATACCAAGATGGCTGTATCTATTCTAAGGGTAACTCATAAGCTATTATCTATGATTAACACTAATGGATTATATCCATCGATTGACTATGGTTTGATTCCGTTTGGAGAATCAACAGTACCATATTTTTCATACAATTTCAAACTAACTCCTTATGCGCCATCTGGTTCATTCGACGATAAGGGATACGTATATATTGAGGGTAATTATGGTGGACATTATGTCAAGGACTTCGTATTCATGAATGAATCTGATATATATCGCTTAGATATATATGGTAGTTTCATAAAGGATATTGAAGGTTATATCTTACCATGGTGAGATAAATCATGATACACATATGTGTATCATGATATTTTTTTGATGTACTCTATACAGAATATTAACAAAGGATGTGATAAAATGTCTGGAGTATCATCATTAAACACAAACAACTCTATGGTTATTATATTAGAGCAAGAGTTTGAAAATGTAAGAAAACTACTAATGGAATATACGAGACTTCATGTACAATCATTAATTATATTTAATATATGTGCTACTATATTCTGTTTGTCTGTATTAGCTAATATTCCACTTCTTGTAGCTACATTGATATTCATAAATCTATATATGAATAATACACTTAGGAAGCTACATAAAGAATGTAATCTAAAACAAGTTGGGAAAATAGCATTTGGACAAGACTATGATATATACGATGTGAATATATCGGACGTATATTACTCTACAAGAGAATTATCTTGTATGAAAGGTAAATTACAAAATGCCATATATGTAATTCATATTTTGGAAAAGATATTTATTGTAATGGCTATAATAGCTGTAGTGTGGGCTATACTTGCAGCAATAGTATTTAATAATTTTTTTATATTGGAGGCTATATCATGATAGAATCTACCAAGACACTATACCAGATATTATCGGGTCAACCTAGTAATATAAAGCTAAAGCCTGATGTATTTGTAAATGACTATAAGTACGAAAACAATGCACTTATATTCAATTCTTCGGGTTTGTATACAAAAACCTTTGTAAGAGATTTTAAACTCTATATACCGTTCTCCCATACCGGAGATCTTATAGCAGATTATAATAATGGCATTTATACAGTATATCCTTTGTATAACATATTAGTTATTAAGGCTGCTGTATTAAACGATCCCAAAACATATTCTATAGCAGCAGTATATCCTATGAACACAGTTCAGTTTGAAGAAGTTTATCTGGATGATAATTTAGATGAAGTTCCTATAAACAAGGTTGCTGATACTGCAGCTATAAAGAGATATGTACCAAAGTCTATAGCTCCTATGCCAAATATGACTAATTTCTATAACGAAGTTGTAAATGGTATTATTAAGATACAGAAAACAATGTAATGGCAATATAATAACCAGCCTACGGGAACGGTTATTATTTCATATACTTACGGCAAATTAACCATCATTTGCCGTAAGATTTTTCCGTAAATCCGACAACCATTTAAAAGAAGGTGTTTAAGTATGATAGGAATTCCTAATATAAAATACATCGGAAATTACGAGAAAGAGATTCAAGCTGAAGATGACGCATTTGATAATATAGTTTTATATAAACCGATAGACTTTTTCGTCATGGCAGATAATCGTAATAAATTTGTAAAATCATGTGAGAAGATGTGTAGATCCGATGAAGACTATGCAGGCTTTGTAAAGTATGTAACCAATATAATTGGTATAGATTTCTGTCAGGTATCATCACAGATATTTAGTACAGATGCTACAATTGAAATGCACCATGGTCCTCTATTTACATTATACGATTATGCATCTATTATACTAGAAGAGTTTATAGAAACCGGTAAGAAGATAACTACATACAGGATTACAAATCAGCTTATACAAGAGCATTATGATTTACATGTACAAGTAGTAATGCTTGCTGTGACTAACCATGAAGCTGTACATAATAGAGATATCTTCTTGAATATAAAACAAGGTTTCGGAGATGTATCTGGCTTCATAGAGAAATATAATAAGTATCTAAGTGACAACCAGAAATATCGTATATGGAAATACTTGGATCTATGCGAATCTACCGATTCTTTTGACAATAATATCTTTGATACAGAGAAGGTAAAGAAACTTGTAACATTATGAGGAAATAGCCATGATTGATACTATAATAGGTATAATATTGGTAGCAATATTTATCATATCAATGCGTCACTTTATGCATTTATTAATCGACTTTCTTTACGATGCTATTGCGGATATGAAACATTCATATGAAGAATACAAAAATATAGATCATACAGGATGAGTAAAATCATCCTGTATGATTTAATTTATTTTTTCGTCTTTTCTAATTTCTTTGCTTCTTTTTCTTGTTGCTTTTCAGCTTCAGCTAGATCTTCTCTAGTCTGCATAACGATATTTTTCCATTCCTCAGGAACTTGAGGTACACAGAATCCATCAACGTCTATATATACAAACTCAGGTGTATTGACATCAGATTGTATATTATCGCATTTTAAACTAAGAGCTATCTTAGTATCTATTTTTTGTTTTATATGCGAGCATTCTTCGGATTCAATTATGTCGGCATATATCTCATAGTATTTATAGAAATCTTGATATATATGCTGTAATGGAATAAATACCTTACTAGAATGCACTAGTTCATGCTGTGTCTTACTAAGAGGAATCAATCCAACTAATCCATCATAATGCAGAGACATTACTGTTTCTGCTATAGCGAATTTGTCAAGACTGTCATCTTCACTTTCTCTACGCATTATCTCTATATCAACTAAGTCGTATAGAGTAAATGGCTCATGATGGAGCTCTATAGAATATTTCTTTCCATTAGCACTCATTATAGTTGGATTGATATAGCATCTATCCATGTGCATTTTAGTCTTTAAGAATTTGATATATTCTTTATATTCTTCAGATCCTCTGATAAGCTTTTCAATCTGTTTGATAAACTTATCTCTGGACCTGTTATTTGTAATAAGATGTACAACTCTCTGAGGCTTTTCATCTACAGAGATATTTATAGTCTTCTTACTACGTATTGCAGTTCCCGGTTTCATTGTAATAACAGGAGTCACGCTTTTCATCCTCCAGTCGCTTTAATCTTAATTCCATTGCTCTTACATTAGAGCATATACCTCTTAAAGCAAACTCAAGATTACTTATAGATGATTTTATATTATTTATACGAGGAATCCTTTCAGGACTATAATCATTATTCATGACATTCTTCAATTGTAAATTTAATGTTGATATATCGTTATTGTATCGCGTTCTAAGTGCGATCGCATCATTGAGTGATCTTTTAGTAGAATCAATCTTTTCGTTAATATTATAAGGACTCCAGTCGCCCATAATACTCAACCACCTTTACGAATTAATCTTCTGGTTCGTTATCGGTTACGGTCATTGTAGCACCTTCAATAGTAGAAACCGTTATTTCTTTTACCCAAACATATTGTCCACATACAGGGCATTCGATAGTGTGTTTATCTCTATCGTAATGTCTGCAAGGCATTGGATGATGAATCGGAGGTGCATACATCATTGGATTGTAAGGCCTAGGCCATACAGGATGATATCGATTTGTATTGCAGCAGCAGTGTACGGGAGTAAGATGCCAATCTTCTGTAGCAACCTTAACTGCTTCGCCAAATGTAATGCATTCTAACCACTCATCTGTAGTAGGTGCATCACTTAAGAATAATTGACGTGCATTGATCGGGAAGTTATTGCCATATACTTCACTAGCAAGCTGTATTGCTGCATCATTCGGGAAACCATATATTACGAGTTTATTGATATACTCAGTATGGTATTCTTTATCCATTTTGTCTACCGCTTCATATACATCTACGAATGTTGCAAACATCGTACTCATATATGAAGGGTTTTGCCATGGAATATATACATAGTCCACAAGATCTTGTCTGAGAAGAGCCTTTATTCTAGGAATATCTACTTTGCTAACAGTGAGAAGAATTCTCTTATCGCCAAAGGTACAATAGATATCATGGAAGTTATCGGGCCATGTATTTCCGGAAGGTGCAACACCATCACCATCATTCCAGTCAAATGCAATAAATCCATTATCCGAATATACGTATGTAGATTTAGCAGTTCCCTTAACGAGGGAATTTAAAAACATAGAGTTGAGCTTATTCTTAACAGAAGGAAGAAGCATGTCAGGAGACATGACTTTTACTACTGATTTGATCTTAGTTAACTCTAATACTAATCTATACAGATCGGAGATATATTCAGGATAAATTGAGATAGGAATAATGAAAATGTTTTGATACATCGTGAGAGATGCAATCTCATATACATCATGGAAAGCACCGGGAAATAATACAAACACGAATAATGAGGATGTACTTGAATCTGAAATCATATATACCGATGATATATCTGATCTTAAGTTAGAGGCGTTGTAAACGCCTATTAAACCCATAGCATCGCGCATAATAAAGCCTCGCTTTCGGATATTATTTTTAATCAAATGTCCAGTTTTAAAAATCATAAAGGCAGGACAAATTTAGTAAAATACCTTGCAAAATCGAGGTGATAGAGACATGGCACAGACTTCAATTTCGGGTCGTTTGTTTGAAAACAGCCTTAGAGAAATGGTTTCGACATTAGTTTGGCATAACAAGTATCTTGGCGATAAATATGATACAGAAGATAGATATGTCGATGCGGTTGAAGTCGATACTTACCTGACAGGTGCGAGGCATTTATTAATGACATATAAACGCACCGATTTGGAAAACGTTGAAAATATGTCAGAAGATGAATACATGAGTTATAGAGAACTCGAATTTACATCTCCTGATGCAAATACAAATATGCCCTATTGGGACATGTTTTATTATGGCACTAAAATTGAATATGATCGTGATCCTTTAACGGGATTACTTATAGTAGATAGATCCAGAGTTGGATATCATAAAAAATATGAAGAGAAGAATACATATTACAGAGAGCTATATGGTTTACCTGCATATGCTGGTACAATAGCTCATTGTAATACATGTGAAAATGAATGGCACGGATATACTAATGGTAGTGTCTGTCCTAAATGTGGATCTAATAATATAGATCCAACTCATACTGCGCCATCTATGTATTCAGGTATAGCTTTATTCCCTAAGTATACTAATAAGCCTGTCAATACAGAATGGAATCGTGGTCCTATATATAGAGATCTTACTACTGACTGGGTTTATCCTACTCAGAATGAAGAAGGTACTCTTAAAGAAGAATACCCAAAAGATGGAGCATCTTATACAAATGCTAAAGACGCTAATGGTAAACAGATAAGAATGGAATACAATCCTCTTGTATATATCTATCTCCAGCCTCTTAAAGAAAGAATATATGCAGAGTTTTCAACTACGTTTATTAAAGATTGCTTAGAGAAAGTAACTTATGATAGACATTATAGATATCTGAAGCATTTAACATATGCAAAGATTCATCCATTCGTAGCTAGATTATCTGATAGATTTGAAATTTTGTATATACAAGATGCTGATATAGCTGCACTTGGCAAAGACTTCAGAGAAGTATATGAAGAGTGTAGGCTATATATGAAATATAGATATTACACAGAAGCATTCAGAAATCAGTATAAAGAATATGAAGGTTTTATTGGCTTATCAATTTTATTTATGGCGTTACAGAGAATGCAGGCTAAATATCTGGAAACCGATATCACACGCGACTTCTATGATTTGGAATCAATAGAAGTTGTTTATAACGCGTATTCTGTACCTTTCTATGATGATATTCCTGTTACATATCATACTAAGATAATTAAAGCAATAAATATCCTCTTGTCTAAGAAAGGATCTAATGCTTGCTTTAAAGATATCTTTGCAATATTCGGATACTCAACTCTTAATATGTATCAATACTACATACTTAAGACTCAGAAACTTACTGGAAATGGTACACCCATGTACTATTATGATGATAATGGTAATGAAGTACCTGAGCAAATGTATGATGTTCGTATAGTCAAAGCTGATATAGGAGAAAATCCATATTCTTATATAATAGACTCTATGAATTATCTGAATTATTATGGAGTAACAGAACCAGATACATATTGGTTGAATGATGATGATTTATTATACAAGCTATATCATTCTGAATATAATTTCTTAGAAACGAAATATATCGGAATAGAAATGGCATTTAGTTTGACAAGATTTACTATAGAGACAGAATATATTATGAGAATGCTACTGGATAATAAGACCAGTGGTAACAATGGTACAAATCAACTCACTGTATATCATGGTAATCTCGGTATAGAAATTGATGTATACACTCTTGTGCTATATATCATGTATATTGTAGGTAAAGAATTTGGATTATCCAAAGGTGGTAGTTTAAAACCATTAACGGATCCAATTAAATTATCTAATATATACGGATTCAATTTCATCGAAGATTTAACTGTGGTATATGGTTATTTATCTAGGCAATTTATCTATAACTATAAACCCGGAATTATAGTAAAAGAAACTGACGGCTCATACTATTTTAAGCCAGTTAGCTATGAAGGATATACACCAGCAAATGCAAATTCAGTAGTACTGTATAATACTGAGAAAGAAGCAGAATTGAATAAACTTGATGTCAATAATGATGATTTCACAGGATTCTATCAGTACGTGCTGGAATATATCTCTATAGGTTATTTAAAGCCTATAACTATGGGTAATTTCCCAGAGGCTAGTGAGGCTGAGAGAATAAGAACCAAATTGGCTATAGCATTCAATGGTATTAAGCATTTATTAGAAAGCTATACTGATGAAGAAGCTAAGATGAAGAATCTCTTAGATTTCAGATTCGTAAAAGTATATTATTCCGATAGTGTATGCAGTTTCTGTGGTGTACCTAGAGAAGATTTGACTAATCAATTTGAGTATTGCCATAATACTGCATGTTACTCTAATCATGATTATCTTGATGGTAATGGACCTCTTCTCAGAGATATGAGAGGTCGTATTCCTAGTGTAAAAGAAATAGATACATCTAAAGATACAGAAGATAAAATATTTAGAAATCAAGTATATGCTGAGTTCGTTACTAATTACGAATTAATAAATCCGTTTATAGTAACTATAATACGCAGATTTAATACATATCCACAAGATGTTATTGATATGAATGAAAGCCTTACAGAATACATTGCATTTGACAGAGATGATACAGATATCATTTATGTACTTGGCGATGTATCAAATGTATTACCCGGTAATACTGTAAGACTTGAGCATAGATCTGGTCAGACTGTTATTAGTGTAGATGAAGCTAAAGTAGTAGATATCTTAAGTTCGACATATGATGTTGAACCACCGGATGAACTTGTTGTTAGATATCATCAGATTCTTATAAATAAGAAGATCAGTTATAAAGTTAATGACATCGTTGATATAAAATACAGAAATGTAAATGTTACATATGATGAATGGTGTTATATGATGACTGAGGGTGTTAAAGCTCGAGTTGCATATGAAGCATCTTCTAAGCGTTTAGCTGAAATGGAAGCAGAGAAGGAAATAGATCCATCTGCATACACAGATGAAGAAATGCAAGAGCAACGAGATCTTGTACACCACAATCAATACAATTATACTCATTCATTATATTATCTTATAGGAGTAATATCTGAGTTCATAGATTGTGATGAAGATATTGATCTATTCTCTGAGGATTATATTTGGTCTGAAGAAACTACGATTGGTCAAATCTTAATAGAGCTTAATATGTATAATGCTCTAGTTGGATTACGTACTAAGAGAGAATTCAGACTATTCATATCCGATCAGATAGAAGAACTGACACCGATTGTATTAGATCCTAATAATGCTTATTATACTTGCATAGATGATATTAGATGGATAGCATTGTATCTGAGATATTATTTCTTAGATAAGACTAAAACTACATCCGAATTGTCTAAGACGATAGATGATTTCTTCTTATATGACAATGCTCGATATATGTCTGAATTTTCTTATAGGCATTCAAGTACACAAGAAGGTTATCAGAATAATAGAGCTAATGTTGCATACTCATATATGAATGATACTATGACGCAAGTACTTGACCCGATAACACATAAGCCTATTAATGTATTTGATTACATCAAGAATCATATAAGAGATATAATAGATGCAGATAGAAATATATCTGATATCAATGATTATGAAATTTCTATAGGAATTGGCAGAGGTGTTGATAAGGATTGGAGTAAACTTCAATCTTCATATAATGCAATAGTAGAATTACATAATGAGTTTACCAAGCTTACTTGGGGTATTAAGAATCCTAAAGCATTTCATGCTATGCGTAGACTCAATAAGATGCTAATGACTACTAAATATGCACAGGATGTATATAAACTAAAGGGAAGCGATACTGTTGCTGAATCTTATAAAGATCTCTTAGACTCTATCAACCCAATGCTTACTCTTAGAATAGATAATATGACAGAAAAGCAACGTATAACTGAGCTTGAGTACTCATTATCGTATCTTGATAAGATAAGTGATGACCTATTATATCTGCATGCATATGGTGGATTTAATATGAAGAAGATATTGTCATACATCTGGAAGATGATATACTTCTTTAAGTCAGCTAAAGTCGATTTATTGCATTATGCATTAGAGTTTAGAGTTGATGATAAAACTGATAACTTAATGAAATATATGTCTGAATTGACTAAGCTTAATACAGAAACCAAAGTTACTCCGGATCAATGGAGAATGACTGATGTTGCTGCAATGCATGAGATCACTACTAGACTTAATATAGATAAGTCTATTAAACTTACATTCTCGGATGCACTGTTAGCTATTGGTAAATACAAAAATCTATTCTCGGCTAATTATATGATGGATCAGATAGTATCACATACACATTCTCAAGTGGAAGCATCGGATCTTAATTACCATCTATATGATTATATGAAGCATAATGCTTCTATAAGATATATAGGACGCTCCGGTAATTGGAATATACCTAGTTTACATCCTGATGCACAAAAACCATATAATGCATCAGATAGTGATATATCTGCAATAGATAAGATTAGAAAATACGAAACTAATAATATCATACGTATGCCTGAAATATCATATAATGAAGCATATAGTATCGATAAGGTAGCCCATACCGATACATTACAATTAGTAAAACGTGTAGTATATGAATTTGATTTAACTCAACCATATACAACGGATGAACATGGCAACAAGATTTATCCTTATAAATTGGATGAGAATAATAATCGAATTCCTGTGGTATTCGAATCAGATGATGAATATCGAGATTGGCTATATGCTAATGATAAAGCAAAATGGTGGCAATATTTTGGAGAGCTATATAACTCTAGCGAAAATATTAGTATATGAGGAGGGTATTAAAATGCCGCAAATTATAAAAGATAGTCTTCCTTTGATGGAAGTTGTTAGTGGTAGCAAAGAGAAAGCTGCCAGAAATCATGGTATACCTCTGTTTAAAGGCAAGCTGTTTTGTCATAAAGGGTCTATAGATCAGAATCTTGACAAATATGGCAGACCTATATTTGAATTTGTAAATGAAAATACCGTTGTAATAGGTGGAGCTGTACTTGCACTTGAGAAATTATTCTATGGCAATGATACAGCTACTACTGATATAGGATTTATGCCTCAGACTCTCAATGCACAGTTTAATATAAACTCATCTATACAGTATTCAGATAGTGAAACAAGGATTGCTCTGTTTGGCTGTGGTATAGGAGGTTCAGATCTTGAGTGGGGTTCTGTATCAGATCCTGACTTCAAGATGTATTCGTTAGGTAATCCTATAGCTAATGGTACTTCAATGTCAACAGGTGGCACATGGATACCTTTCAGAGTTTCCAATAGTGCTACAATATCTCCTGATGAGACTGGTAATGTACCTACAAATTATTTCTTTAGAATGCCTATAGCTCTTAGTTCTGGACAGAATAGAGGCTATGCTTGGTATCTTAAGGAAATATCTAATACTCCTGTAGTACCTATTAAGTGCTTATGGCAAGATACACTTGATCCTTCTGATGATGGTACAGAAATCACAGGATCAACTCTTACTGATAGCCAGAAACAGCGTACAGACCTCATTGAATGCTTTGGTGAATGCATGCTTACAATCACTGAAGATGACTTTAGAGAATACTTTGTAGCTGCTGGTAATCTTACAAATGCAAGATTTAACCAGATTGGTCTCTTTACAGGTGTAAAGAAAGAGATCACTTCTACATACTATGACTATGTGGGTGTACGACTCTTCTCTGTAGTTAACTTTAACAATGTATCTGTACAAGAACCTTCTACAAACGTATATCTGTATAGAATCTATTCAGCAGTATAAAAATATTTATATATAATAATGATGATAACAAATGTTAGTGTAGGCAAAAAGTCTACACTAACATTAATTTTTATAATGGGAGGTAATCGATATGGGCGAAATCACCGAAATTCCTGCATGGAATTTCCAAGTTTTAATTAACGAATTCGACGACGACAACTATTGGGATTTGTCACTTCAAGAAGATATGCCTGAGGCATATGAAGCGATAACTTCTATAGGCAAGAAGTATTCAGACATATCAGATTATGAAGATGCTCTAGACTTGTACAATAAGTATGAGCCCAAGATTATTAATTATTATGGCGGAGAGAAAGCCATAGATTTCATAATCGACGAGTTTGACACAATTCCTATAGGAATTATCAAACCGCCTAAGCTTAAAGGAAAGCTTAGAGAAAAATATATGCAAGGAACGTTCTATGGAGTTGGTAGATATTATGATCCAATAACTCCTGATGAACAGATCGAGTGGGATAAAGGTCGTTTCGGAGAAGACGGCAATCCTGCAGGTGAAGAAATTCCTTACGTAACAAGATCTCTGAAGAGAGCATTAAGATCTGTTATAGCCAAGAGGAATCATGTAGCAAGTACAGTGGTATTTGATACAGATATAATATCTCAAATCAGAGATGGCAATTATGCATCCGAGAGTGAAAACGAACAGAATAACGTTGGTCGTTTGTCATGTGAAGAGCATTTGGCATTATATGATAAACGTCATAAAGAACAAGATGAGCTACTGACAGATGCCGAGATAAGTGCTATAGCAAGTAATGGTGTAGTAAATACACCTAAATATATCTTGACGGATAGTCAGAAAATACCAATAGATATATTGGTAAAGAAGATAATGCTCAATTCAGGTATGAACCCGATACCTGAAGCACGTCGTAAAACGTTGTCTGATGCAGAGAAGAGAAGACTTACTGCGTACTTGGGTGCAGAGAACGTATATGATTATAAGCATATGCGCAAACTCGTTAAGAAATCCGAGAAGCTTATGAAGCAAAGAGACAAAGAAAAGAAACGCTATGAGGATACCTATGCAAAGCATAGAGCTAATGCCGATAGAGCGTTGCAAACAATGCTAACGTCTAAAAGCAGAGTTTCGAGGATGCTAGGAATAGGAGACGATTGATATGGGAAAGAAGAAACACAGGGGATTACAAATAGTAAATCCCAAGTATATTAATCAGCTCTTATCCAAAATGAATGGAGAGAAACAACCAAAAATATTCTCGAGGATAGAGCGAGATATTCCTGCTGAAGCGAAAGCCGCCTTATATAAAATCACATCAGATTTCTCTATAACTGACTGCAATCTAAAAGCAGACATGATAAAAAAGATAATGTTTGATTTGGGTTTTGTTGAGATAGGCTGCGGTACAAATCGAATCGCATTTAGAAAACACAATTATGTTTTCAAAGTAGCTCTTGACGAAAGAGGATGGATAGACAATATCTCCGAGTATAAAAGAAGTATTGAGTTTCCTCAATATTTCTATAAAGTCTATGAAACAAATAGACAAATAATAGTAGGAGAGTATGTTGAGTTAGTATCGGAACCATATTTCGTAGCACATCGAAATGAGATACGTGCTATTCTTGACATATTGTCAAACTATTATATCATGGACGATGTAGGACTAACAACTAAGAATTATTGCAATTGGGGTATCAGAACCAATAGTGACGGTTCTGAATCTTTGGTATTGATTGATATTGCATATTTCTATCCAATAAGAAATATGGATATGATTACATGTGCATGTGGAGGAAAGATAGTTCCATCTGATGACTTTACGTATTATCGATGCAAGAACTCTGCATGTTCTATGAAGTATAATGTACCAGAGATTTTGAATATGTCAAGGTTTGACTATGATGCCGAAGATGAAGAAGCAATAAGATTCTTAGAGGCAGATGGTACTGAGAAGTATATCAAAGTATCAGGTGTAAACACAGGCGAAGTCCAAACGATAGAAAAGACAGAAGCTGAGCAACTTCTATCTTCCTATAAGGATGCAACATCATTTGATGCATCCTCTGTAAATATCGTTACAGATATAGAATCGTATTGGAATGACAATGACGATGATGACAATGTTAAGAAAGACCCGTATCAATCTTTAAAGTTATAAAATGGAGGACGGATATGGAAGATATTAGAGAGATACCAAGTGAGGAAGAGTGCGATAGAGCGTACGCGGATTACTTAACCTATTGGAAGCATTCACGAAATGCTGAGAGGGCACTATACAGCCTTATCAGGACTAGGTCTATGCTAAAGTCTATGCTAAAGCAAGATTCTGATGAATCGCGTTTACGAGCATACACTGACGAGGAACTGGAGGAACTGGAGGAAGATCTTCAGGCTAAACCTAAAACTCGTGAGGAATTCATTGAATGGTATAAACAACGTCCATTTTTTACAAGGAGGAACCAAGAATGATTATCATGATACCCGTAACAAAGTTCTATAAGAAGAGGAAGAAGATCTTCCCATTTAGGAACTTCGTAATAGTTAACGCAACCACCTTACCGAAAGTAAGGGATTTGCCTAATGTAATGGCAGAGCATGTCAGAGATGAGGATGGCCTTAGGATGTCCAGTATAAAGTCTCTGGCATATCAACTCAATGACAGAGTATTTGACGAGAATGTTCCTATAAGACGTAGGAACGAACTAGTCACACAGACATTTGCGAGTGTTGACTTTGTCGATCTCACAGTTATGATAACTGCATATCAGATCAAACACCCGGATGACAATATATACATCATTCTCGAGGATCTCGCATATGAGAGGTATATCGACAAGTATAGCTCGACAATAAATGACTTCTTTGAGAATCCTATATTTGACAACAAGATTTTCTACACTTGGAATAGTGCAGAAAATATGAAGAACACATTGGAAGCTCAGGTTAAGAAAGAACTCGATGAGTTCGATGTTGACAAATGGAACGACGAAAAGAAAAATCCATTCTATGATTCATATATGGATTTGGAAGACGATGAATATGACATATATCTTGACAATAAGAATATTGCTGAGATTCTTGAGGATTCGACTTCTAATAAAGAGATAAGAGAGCTCTTTATTAGATATGCGAAATATACCAAGAAGCAACTGAAGGCAATGGCAAAGTTTGTCAAGAAGTATAGTAGTAAGGCACAAGAATGAATTACTTAAATGATAGACAATTGTCATATAATTCATCAATTATAGAATATGATATAAAGCATGCGAATATTAATGTATCGAAATACTACAATCTATATAAAGATTTTGAGTATCTCGATACATTAGACGCATTGCCAAAGAAAGATCGTGAAGTTAAATTCGGATTACTTCTTAGGAAGAATCCGAATTTATCTAAGAGCCTAGAGGAATCTTTTAATAAAATCGTAAAAGAATTCCTAGAAGCAAATGATCTAGATATTCTAATGGATGTTTTATCGATAAAGAAAGACGCAGTCTATGTAATAAATCATAAAGTTACACAGACTAAATTCGGACCAGTTGAATTTATACCAAAAAATGTTTATCATGCATTTATCAATATCAATAAACTAGAATTCTATATAGCTTCAGACTATATAGATGTAAAAGGTATTGGTGATAGCTATAGACAACATAAAGATGGTATATTACTAATGATACAATCATTGGTAGACAATTTAGAGCAGAATGGTGATCCAAACGAATATCTTTCTGAATTGGTAAAGTTATATAAAAACAAAAAGTTATCAATAGAGGCGTATAGAGAATTTAACTCTAGGTCTCAGTATAAATGTTGCATTGATGGCATAATGGTCATGATGGATGATATCTCGTATGAGATATTAGATTCATCATGCGATATTTCATATAACTATATTAATATAATCTTACCATTAATAAGATTATTGTTATAAAGGAGCATCATCTATGTACGACAAGAAAGCTTTTATAAAAGGTCTATTATCTCCGCCTCCAAAAGACGTGGAGATAATCCAGATCGATTTGGATACCGCAAACATAACCATTTGCGATATATTTAGAAATTTCAATACATTATTACCTGCAAACTGTAGGGAACGGTATGAAATAAAGAATTCATATAAGGTCTACGCAATTATTTGTAGATCCGAATTATTATCACCATTATCCGGATTAATTTTTATGATCGGTAATAATCTAGAAGTTGATGCATCTTCTAGAAATTATATAATAATGGCGATTAATGAATCTGATATAGAAACCGAAGATAAACTAAATAAAGTTAATGATGCTATAACAGATTTCATGGCTGCTACTATTGTGGATTATATTCCCGATGAGCAGTTTAAGTTATTCTATTGCAGATATATGTATAATGCATATGAGCAATCTCAGGATGACGAACTATACGATTAATTTTGGGAGGAATCGATATGGCTAACTGTTGTTATTATGATTTACGTGCATATGGTAAAACCGAAACCGTTAATAAAGCTATGGAGTTCATCAAGAGTCATTCACCTGAATACGAAGTGCACGATGAGAAACTTTCTGAAGATGGTAAAATGAGAGATGTATATGCGCACGGTTGGTGTAAATGGTCAGCAACTTCTGCATGGAATCTTGACAAGTATGCGCCATTTGATGAACTTTTTGGTGAAGACATAGATGCACTACTCAAGGAAATAATCGATGAGCGTAAAACATTGCCCTCATTATTAGAGATTAAAGATGATATCTCTATCGAGCTGTATACTGAAGAAGACGGCATGGGTTTCGCGGAGCACTATATAATAGTGAATGGCGAAATCAAACTTGATGACACCAGACATTATGAAGAAATATATGACGATGATGAAGAATTTATAGGACACAGTGGCGGCTTTAAGGTATATGATTTCGACTTTGATGTAAATAAGCAAATACCTGAGTACAATGACGAAGTTGATCACCATAGAATAATGGATGGCGGAAACAAATCAGATGATGAAAAGGTAGCTAACAAAGAAGAGTAAAAATATAATTCGCTTGAACTATATTGTAATCATCAATAATTCTCCTTTCTTACATCAAAATAAGCAGTGCCTTTGCACGGGCACTGCTTATTTTTTTGCGCTCTATCACATTAAAATAACTAGGAAGGTGATTTAAATGTTAGTAGCAATCTTCATATGCTTATTATGCATATTACTATTATTAATTGCATCACTATTACCAAATATACTTAATAAACCACAAAAAAGTAAATTAGACGAATTAACATTTGAAGAACTATTTGAGATAATTAACATTATTATCAATAATGAAATTTCTCTATATGAACGTAATATATTTGATAATGGTGGTAAGATAATAGACAAGGCATCTTACGATAACTACTATAAAGACATTTTTAGAAATGTGTTAGGATCTTTATCAGATGACTTAGTAAATCATGTTACTGTCTATCTTAATAAAGATAGTTTCTATAGTATGATATCTAGAGAGATTATGGTCTATTTAAATTCAAAAGTACTTTAAAATGAGTAGAGATGAGAATAAATCATCTCTACTCATTCTTCTTTTTTGTGTCATCCGTTAGAGATTTCATACTATTCAATGTTTCTGCCTCACCTGATAATTTTGATAGTCCACTCATTCCTTCTGAAATTGCTTTTAAGACTTTAAATAAGTTTGTCATATTCATAAGATATTCAGTTATTCTATCAGAGCCAATAAAGCCAAATAACATAGCGATACCATATTTTAAGATGTGATTAGTTTGAGTATGCTCTGGTAATAAGTATTCAGCTATGAGTATTACTAAAGACGGAACTATAGACGAAGATAATGATAATCCGAAATCGGATAATACATGCCTACGCTTTCTAGACCTTTCATTCTTATGTAAATACTCGGTTTTAAAATAGATGCCACAAATAGCACCCATTACACAAGGAATATACACTAAGGCAAACTTAAATAAAAAGTCTAATAAATTATAGATGTCATTAGATATCGGCTTCAATTTAAACACCCCCAGATATGAAGAGTTTAATATAATGTTCTCACGATATGCACTAGGACAAATCGTTAATTCTAGGAGGTGTTAATGAAATGGATAAAATTTTCTTCGTTGCAGCTACCTCTATATCACAAATGTATGGCAATGTTATTAATGCAGTACAGATGTATCTGGAGCATAATATGCCAAAAGGTTTTCTTGCAGATAGAAGCATAAGTACAAAAACGTCATTTAGATACTTTAGACGTTATTTACATACACATAAAGAATTTGAAGCTAAGCAAAGACCGTTTATGATAATAAGACCCACTGTAGAGAATTATGATAACGCAACATCCAATGATTTTTTATCAGGCACTCAGATAGTATGGCATCAGGGTGTAGCAGGTGGTTCTGGTCTTGCTAAACAGAATTTCTTTTCCGATAATGATTTTGGCATTGGACTGGCATTCAAAATAAATAGATATAAAGTAAATTTTGATATAGCGATTCAGTGTAATACATATTATTCAGCATTAGATTTATATAATTATCTCAATAATACATTTGTGTTTAATAGATCTATCTATATACCAACATCTTTGGAATCTTTAATACCCAAAGCATTATTATATCATGTATGCGAAATAGTTGGTATTAATTTAGATGATAAGAATAATATTCCTGTATTGACTCATTACCTTAGAAAACATGCATCTTATCCTATATCATATAAGATGAGAAATTCTACTAGTAGTGATGAGTACTTTTTATTTTATCCGCAGAATATTATTTCAACATTCACGGATCTTCAATGTGAAGAGATGAATAGAAAAAATATGGTAGAAGACCCTACGAATGTTACATTTAAAATAGAATGTGAATTTAATGCAATCGCATCTTATTACGCTTGGACTAGACGAGTTCTTCATAAGAAGTTTAAGTTATGTCTCCATGAATCGGATCATAGTGCATATATACCTCTCTATACATTTGAGAGAACATTCCAAGATCATCCATATATAGAGAAAGGTTATACTCTATATAGCTCTAATATAATAAAGACAGAAAAACAAAATGAAGGTAAAGATGATACATTTAGTATAACTGAGTGTATACAGCCAGATTTAAAACGCGTGATGGATGATATCATTGCCAATGGTAATGATATGCAACTATTGTTAATACCTAGACTTATTATGAATGATATAGATGGTCAATATGAATCTGACTTCTCTATAAATTGGTCTAAGTATGAAATGACTATAAAGAATTCAGATCCATATAAGACATATAGATTTATAATATATCTGAATCTTGCATATTACAATTCATTTGCAGTAAATGATATTACCATAACAGATCAACAAAATCTCGATGGCAAATCATATACAGGATATCCAATAAAGCCATGACGAAAAATAACTCTATAGGGTAGGGGGACCTATAGAGCTATTTTCCCGTGAAAATGAAAGTTTCCGTTTAATAAAAAGAGGTTAATAATAGGAGCTGACTTTGAATGTCAGTTATGCACTTGTTATACGTTTTATATAAATAAGCGGAAAATTATTCCATGGGGAATACCCATGGAATAATTTTCTACCAGTTTCAACTTGGAGGTATAAAACTTTAGGTCCGTATAAGGATTTGTATAATGAATTACTATCATATTGTTATCCGTATTTATTTTATAATGATATGTATATTCTAATAGTGCCAATCAACAAAATGTGTGTTGTTTATCATAAGGAGGTGATATAATGAAATACACATATGGATTATGTCGTGGCAGGCACGACATACCTGATGTGTCGGACTTTCTGTTCGATACTCAGGTAAATCCCCTCGATGTGGATGCGCTCACTGAGCATGTCCGCAGCGAGCTCCCCGAGGATTGTGACCAGTTAACCCTGTACGCCACAGGGCTGACGGTTGCTCTCCTTGCGGTCGTGACGATTTGCCAGCAGCGAGACATTGGTCTCACTGTGATGCATTTCGATCGCGACAGTGGTGAATATTATCCGCAGATAATATTCACCACGGAAACCTGTCCCTGCTGTGGCGGGAGACAGATTCGCGGGGGATATGCCTGCAAATGGTGCGGTGCAACCTGATTATAGGTTACACCACACCGGAATATAAGCATAATTGGCGATGCTTATATTTTTTTTGTCTTTGCAACAGATCTGGTTCTACTAGAAGTAGTCTTAGTAGTAGTTATAGTTTTAGATGTCGACATTCCTGCTCTTTTAGTCTGAGCATTGGATATCTTTACAGGAGAGAATTTCTGCAATAACTTTTTGAAATCTTCTTCAGATTTATATTGACCTCTCTTTTCCATAACCCAATCTGAATTACGAATAAATACTGCCAAGTCATTACCACTTTTGATAGGTAATGCAGTCCTAGCTTTACCCATAAGAGTAATTTCATTTAATTCTTTTAGATATATGATTGCAAAGCATAAACCTTTTTCCAATCTTATATCATTAGAAGCTTCTTTACCTTCATCGGGTGGTTTTAGCGTATCTTTATTGAATAAGTTATTAGCCCAACTTATATCCATGCTTTTCTCATGAGCAGCTCTTGCATTCATAAATACCCATGATGGACAGTTGGAGAATACTTTTAGCTCACATCGTTTTATAGAGTTTGCATCTGTATAAGTAGTGCAGAATTCTATTAGTGTATCATACATTAGTCTTGTCTTTTCACTAGGTATTTTGAAATGCATGACTAAATGTTTATTATCCTGTAATTTATACCATCTGACTTGTATTTTATTTTTTATTTCAGCATAGCGTTTTTGATATTCATTGTATTTATCTTTATTAGCCGAGATTATCTTATTATATTCAGCCATTGTTAATCTAGTTTCCATATTATCACCACCATGATTATTAAAAATTGTTAACTCGTGTGATATAAACACTTGGACAGTTCTTTAAATTTATGTGTAAAGGTTGTGATATTGTGATTAGTAATACACCAGCAATGGAAGTTGCTTACACTTCTATTGTAAATAATAGATATTACAAGAATCAGCCACACTTATTTTTACCTACTTCACCGCATGGAAAAGAAACCGGTGTTATTATATTAAACCCTAATAGGGAAGCCGCTGTTAGGAGCCTTAATTCAGATTTTGTAGTGTGGCGTAAATATGGAATAAAATATATGACAGCGGATGTCATATATAAAGAGAAAATTGGCACAAAGCTCGTAAAACGTAATTACATAAACGAGATGCCTAAGATGTATAGTGAAAGCTTAGATTCATATCTAGCTTATCGAAGACCTCAAATGGTTGCAGCACTTGCATCCAGACATACATCACTGATACAAGATATCAGTGAATGGCAAGATTTATTTTTCCAATATAGGCTTAATAGATCTATACAAATAATGTGCGATCAGTATATAAAGTTTACTGCTAATAAAATAGCTAATACACTTCCGTTCGCAAATGGATATAAGACTAAAATTGTATATATCTCATATGCAGAATGGAGAAAGGCAGGAGCTACTATAGGTCTTAGCAAAGATTCTATGAATAATCCTATATCTATATTATTAGTATGCCTATATAGGTTCCAAGCTTTATTAAAGCCACTGACAGATCTTAATGCTGAAATAATTATAGTAAATGAAAAAGAGCATGAGTTCTTAAAGCTCAAGCTTACTCCGGATATGTTAGATCCGAGAGCTGCTAAAATGATATATGCTAAATTTAAGACACAACTTAGAAGGATGCATATATACACTTATACAGTGGATGAAGATGAAGAAGAAATAATTCAGACTGAGAAAGTTCCTCCTGAGGAAGAACTTAGAAGACAGATTATAGTTAACACTATGGTCAGAAGATTTACAGGATCTGATCTTTCTTCTGATGCAGAAAAGAAAGAAGAAATCACAGATGTTTCTGTAAAAGCTAAACCTACTAAGAAGAAGTACAATCTTGATACTGAGCTTAGTATAGCTGAAGCAGAAGAATTGGAAGAAGATGATTCTGTATCAATGACAGATAAATTGTCTGATGAAATATCTGATACAGTAAATAACTTCTTAGACAATAATCCTGATTTATCTGGTGAAAGTGATGAAGTAATTGGTGCTATTATAGAAGACGAAGTTAAAGAGAAAGTCTTTGTTAATAACTATATGCCTGAGAGAAGTAAGAAAGCTCTTAAGCTTATAGATGCCGGTATAGCTAAACAGAATGAAATATTATCTCAAGATGTAGAAGAAATGGCATCTAAGATAATAGATGAGTCTGACTACACTAATGCTATCGTTACCAATAACCCTTATATCAAATCATCTAAGTATGTAAACTTTGATAAATCTTATACAGAGAAAAAATATAAGAGAGATATTAATAATGCAGTAGCATCATTAGCAGATGCAGATATTAAAGTATTCATAGAGTCTATAGAAGAGGAAGATACATCTGATGTATTTAATCAGAAGAAGACTCTTACTTATCATCTTAGAGATGAATTCAATCACACACATACTCTCAGATTTGATGTACCTATCATCATAGACGATTGCTATGTATTCATTGGCGGTAGTAAGAAACACATACTCAAGCAAAGAATATTCAAGCCTGTTGTAAAGATAGGTCCTGACCAAGTTCAGATCTGTACTATGTATAAGAAGTGTACAGTATTCAGACATGGTAAATCTGTAGACTCTAAGACTGCTGCTATAAAGAAATATATTATGGCAAATGATAAGTGTCATGTTAAATATGGTAATGCTAAAGTAAAGAATACTAAATATGCAACTACATTAGATTTCGATTATATTTCTAAATCTGTTACCAAGTTTAACATTGGACAAAATGTATTTATTCTGGATATAACTGAGCTTATTGGATTTCTTAAAGAGCATGGCTGTGATGTAAAACCTTATGAAGAAGGTGAAAAGATTCCTGTTGGATATAAGGTTTCTTCAGGTAAATACATACCAATAGAATTAGGAAATAGTTTTTCTGATCTATTATATGATTTAATACCTGAAGCTGACAGATCTCAGATAAAATATACCAAGACCGGACAATCTCAATTAGCGTATACCAGAGTAAAGGTACTTGATAAATTCATTCCTGTAATTCTTTTCTTATTATTCTGCGAAGGTTTCGATAAGGTAATGCAAGAAACAGGAATTCCTTATGAGAGACTTGATAATGAAAAAGCTGTAATAGCTAAATATGGCAAGAATTATGGATTCTCCAAAGGAATAATTCAGCTCAAAGATTGTGTAATCGTATGGGATAAATATCCATTTGAAAATCAGCTATTATTAAATGGCACATATGGTTTACCTCTTGAAGAGTATACATTTGCTGAGCTTAATAGTCGAGATACATATATAGATATGCTCCCGATGTTTTATTCAAGTGCAAATCAGGCAATGAATCTCGATCAGTTTAAAAACTTCTTATTAGATCCCAAAACTGTTGAAATATTAAAAGATTTCAATATGCCTTATACATTAATAGGCGTATTCTTCTATACATGTAAGCTTCTTGTTAATAACCAATATGCTTCTTCTAATGACCTTATTAATATGCGTATAAGAGGTAACGAAGTTGTATCTCAGATCGTATATCAGGCAGTAGTTAACGCATATGGTAATTATAGAAAGACTGCTTATAAGAAGAATCCTACTAAGATATCAGTTAATCCTAATGTGGTAATGTCTGCATTGTCATCTGCAACTCTTATAGAAGATGAGTCGATACTCAATCCTGTAATGACTCTTGATAAAACTCACTCAGTTAATATCAAGGCATCAACATCTGCCAAGAATATATCCCTGTCCGGTATAAACAAGACAGATGGCTATACTATGGCTAAGAGAGCATATGATGACTCAATGGTTGGTATCTTCGGTGCTACAACCGACCATGCTGGTAATAATGGTATTATAAGACTTCTTACTCTTGAGCCTAATATTACTTCTACTAATGGATACGTTGATATAACTCCTATGGATGAAGTAAACGAACTCAACATGGCTCAGCTTATGACACCTGCAGAACTCCTCACTCCGGGTTCATTAAGACACGATGACCCTCAGAGATCAGCGATGATGAGAGGACAAACTGCACATATGGTGCTTACAGATGAGATGAGCCCTGTACTTATAGGCAATAAGGTAGAATCTATCGTTCCTTATCACATGCACAATGAATTCTGCTTTGTAGCTAAGCAGGATGGTAAAGTTGTAGATGAGCAAGATGGTGTTTATATCATTGAATATAAAGATGGCACACATGACTCATTTGACTCTAAACCTGTAATAAAGAAAAACTCTGCAGACGGAATGTATGTTGAGCTTGAATTTAGTACGAAATTAAAAGTCGGCGATAAGTTTAAGAAGAATGAAGTTCTAGCTGCTGAGAAGAGAGCATTTACAAAGAATTCAGATGACATTGGTGCATCTATGAATATCGGTGTACTTGCTAAAGTTGCTATTACATCTATAGACGATATTCTTGAAGACTCCGAGCCTATGACAAAGAAACTGTCTGAGCAATTAGCATACTATGCTATAGTAAAGAAGACTAAAGCATTACCTGCTAATTCTAAAGTAGATAGAATGGTTAAAATAGGAGACCATGTAAACGTTGGTGATCCTCTTATAGTATTTGACAACCATAATGGTGATGAAGAAGTTGCTAAATTCTTAGAGGAATATTCTAAAGCATTAGGCGAGAATAATCTTCAAGAGTCTTTAGTAGAATCTAACTCTACGACACTGAAAGCAACTGATAGTGGTGAGATATTAGACATAAAGATGTATTACACTGTAGATATATCCGAATTGTCTCCTTCTTTACAGAAGATAGTTAAAGACTATAATAAGAAGATAGAGAAGAAAGATAAGTTCTTAGATAAGTATAAGAATCCTACAGATAATAACTTCTATAAATGTGGCCAACTCTTAACTGAAACTGCCGAGAAGAGTACAACTCAATATGGTAAAGTCAAAGGTGAAGAAGTTGGCGATGGTATTCTCATTGAATTCTATATAAAGCATAAGGATATAATAAAGAAGGGTGATAAAACCACAAACTTCTGTGCTCTTAAGGGCGTTGTATCTCATGTTATAGAAGAAGGACAGGAACCTTGGAGCGAGTTTAGACCTGAGGAAGAAGTTAGTGCATTTGTATCTCCTTTGTCTATACTTGCTAGAAAGACTCCTTCAGTTTATACTAACCTATTTGGTAATAAAGTGCTTATAGAGTTAAAGAGGAAAGTAATAAAAGATTATTTCGGGTAAACATTATATTAATCTCATAGCAAATATTGCTCCTTATACATACGACTTTGTGGTAAACAGTAAAAATACATACGTAGCTATTAGCTACGTATGTATTTTTATAACACATTAGTAAACTGCTTCTATATCTATATCCCAATTACAAGCACAATCCTTTTTAGTATAATTACCCGTAGCTTTAATAGGCTACGGGTAATTATATTTTATAAACCATATAAAATGCTTATAATTTTCTTTAAGGAGGGAAATTTATGTTTGAAAAGATATCTAAAGAGCAATGGGTAAAAGATATGCAGAAAAACACATTCTTTACCGATGAGCTTATAGATAAGGCATATGACAATATAAAGATACCAACTAGAGGTAGTTCTTTCTCAGCTGGATATGACTTTTATATGCCATATGATTTTACATTAGGCTCAGCTAAGAAAGATATTATCATGACCGGTATCAGATGGAACTGTGAAAAGAGCATTAGTTCGCATGATATGGTTAAGTCTGCTGATTGTTATGAAGATGCATTGTCATTTGTATTTAATAAAGTGCTTCTTCTGTTTGCAAGAAGTAGTGTAGCTAAAGACTGTGGCTTTTCACTTACCAATAAAGTAGGTGTTATCGATATGGATTATTATATGGCTGAGAATGAAGGTCATATAATGATACTGGTAGATAGAAAAACTGCCAAAACTGATTATGCATTTAAGACTGGCGACAGAATAGTTCAGGGTGTAATTATGCCCTATTTTGTAGATGAAATCGACATTGTTCGTAATGATAAGCGCACAGGTGGATTTGGATCTACTGGACAGTAATTATATTTATATATAATATAGATAGTGGTAGGCAAGAGATGGGTGCGTGAAATAGGTAACGCTCACGTGTCCAACAATATTGGAAACAATTTAGTTTTACACATATCCATTTATCTATATATCCATAAACGGAGGTAATTATTATGGAATTAATCGATCTGATCCTTGGCAACTTTGATAAAGATTCCAAGGAAGCAAGGTTCAGTAAGATTCTCGCAGAATCTTACAAAGACAAATTCAACATCGATGAGTTTGACACAACTTTCAATGACGTCGCAGGATACAAGCCAGTCAAGACAGCAATATCTAAGATAGCAATGAATGCTATCGATTCATACGATCTGAATGACTCCGACAGAGCTTATGCAATTCGTAAGTTTAGTGAAGCTTATGAAGATGTGGCAGATAAGTCAGACATAAACGTTCAGGCAATTGTTGATGGCATCATCGACGAGATCGATTTCACTGCATCTGATGATGAAGATGTTAATGATAGCGATGTCTTTGAAGATGATGACATAGACAGCGATGACGATGATGATTTCGTCGAAGAGCTTGATTAGAAAGGAGAAACTCTATGAGTTATTTCGATGATTTTAGTTACGATTATGATGATCGTAGCGAAATAACCCCTGATGCAGTGCGAGAATGCTATAATGACATTGAAGCACTGACAAGAGGTTATGATGACAGACATACATATGTCAGATCAGTCAATAGAGTATTCTATGACATATTTGGCATTGACAAGATCGGTACCGCGTTTGCATCAAGAACACGCGATAGACGTATAGATTCTTTCAGAGTTTCGGTATTCAAGAAGATTGGTGTACAGCGCCTTATCGACATGATATCGAATCCTGAAACTTATGAAGATCTTCAGGATCTCGTTAAGCTTCATTATGATGCACTTCACACTAATATCAAGCGTGATAAGCTTGATGAATGTGCATCTGTGTATCAGGACACAATCGAAAGAATCAAGCGTACCTATGGCATAAAGACAAAATCGTCCGTTGCATCACGCAACAATCCGCTGAAATCTCTTAGGAAGAAGAATAGAGATTTCGATGATGACAGAAGAGGATATGACATCTATGACGACGACTTTGGTTTCTATGACTATGGCAGAAAGAGCTATAAGCGTCGTTATGACGATGACTATGTTGATGACGATGATGATTTCATCAATGCTATCCTCAGAGGTGTTGAGCCTGTAGAGGGTAGAAAGAGATCAAAGAAGAAGAGGAAAACTTCTTCTATGATTAGAGACAGATATGACGATGACGACGATGATGGAGATGCTGATGAATTCGAAAGTGCAACTGCCGATACGATAAGTAAGCTCACCGATGCATTGGTAAAGTTGAATGACAGAATTGATGCAATCGAAACATCTGGCTCAAATGATGAAGATTATTATGAGCCTGAAGATGATGAGCTTCATATCTTAAGGTCACCGGCAAGACAGACTAGAGAACCAGATCCTGATATCAGTTCAGGGATCAATACAACTCTGGATGCATTGTCTAGATCTGTCAAGACGATTGCACTCAATCAGGCAAAAGATCGCAAAGATCTCAATGACGTAATAAGCATCATCAGAGAATCTCTTGAAGATTCTGATGAAGATGCTGACGAAGTAGAGGGAGAGGAAGAACTTCCGCCAAATCCGTTAGGCGGGGATCTCCTCAAAACCCAAGGTGGAATAATTAATTCCACATAAGATGTTATTTATCTGGCTCATGTTTGCAGTGTTAAAATATGAGCCAGTAAACTAAATTATAATTTCATTATAATTTATTGCCTAACGGAGGTATATGAAAATGAAAAACAAGTATGATGTCAAGAATTTTCTTGACGAAACAAAAAAGAGCTCAGAGTCTAGAGCATCTTCAAAGAAAGTAGACATTGAACTCGCTCATAACGAGCTTAATGATACTGATTTTGAATTCGTAGAGTTCAAGGTAAAGAATAACGAACTCACTGAGACTAGAACCAAGCCAATCGAAGACCTTAGGAAAGGTATAGCTACTTCACTCAAGAATGCAGGCGTTATTGACACAGCAGATATTGATAAGGTTGTTGATACCGAATTTAATAAGGCAACAGCGGAAGCATTCTCTAATGCAGCTAGGATGCATATCAGGAATGCTCTTTCTACTGGCAGATTCTATACAATCGAGCCCGGTGATAAGAATAGCTCCAGAACTATTCTTGGTACAAAGCATGTTGACGAAAAGGTTGTTGACACAACTAAGATCGTCAAGAAAGGCGATGTTTATGTAACAGAGCCTACTGGCGATACAGTTAAGACAGAAGCTCACACTGAGATAGTTGCTAAGAATAAGACTGGCAGCCATATCAGATATAAGCTCGACAATAAAACTTCTAAGAAGAAGTAAAATTTACCCCCAAGGATTTGCCTTGGGGGTAAATACACCGGATATGATTAAAAATGTCATATATTCCGTTAACATATCTTCTTATATATGAGGATTTTCAGGCTATATAAAATCAACTTGCAGCACGCACTTACGCATATAACAAAGAGGGCGGTATCTTTAAAAAAGATATGGCCACAGTATACAAGTGCACATTGCGCATCGATAATATGCAAGTCTGTAGTCCTTATATTCAAAGATATGTAACGGAATGATGACTAGGATCATATCCTAAAAATTGAATAATCTTTTGAAAAATGAAAGGGAAAGATCTCAATGGAACTAAGATATTGATTGATCGGTCAATAAAAAAGTTCTGCGTATAGTATCATCAATAATATAGATATGACCATATCCATATATGATGATAATAAGATTGTTTTTAATATAAGATGATATCTTATATAATGTGCAAAGCATACACCGTGTGCCAACACATTAGTCTATACACAAGAGATCTCGGTGTAACATTTTATGTTATATCTTATTGTTAAAAGTTTATAATTTTAAGGAGAAATATATTATGGCAAGTGTTAAAGCACTATTAAAAAGGTTTGAATCTACTATTGCGGAAGTTAATGCAATAGAGGCAATAATCAACAACCTTATTGTTGATTCTCATCCACTAGTTAACATCATAAGTGATAGTGATAGATTTAATGCTATCATAAATGATGTAGTCAATGAATGTCAAGCGAGGAACTTTCAGGAAGACAACATCATGATTGCAGTCAAGAACATGCTCGCCAATAAGCAGGATTATCATATGCTTACCAATGAAGATTGGAATATGCTTGTAAAATGGAGAATAATTAAGTAGGAGGATAACTATGGCACTTGATCAGAATACAAGAGTAATGTATCCATCGCTATATGATTTATGCGATATATATTCTGATGCAAAGAATGATGTCAATCGCATCATAAATTACATTTTAGTTGCAACCGAAGTCTCACAAGATGTGTTAAGAGCACGTGTCGTAACATATGAAATGGTACTCAATGCACTTAAGAGTGATTTAGCTAAATTCTGTGCAGATAATGAGATTGATCCAACGTACGTGTCGAATGCATGTCGGGTATTAGTTAAGAGTGACGACGAAATTGTCAGAAAGATAGCAATCGACATGATGTGATTATAAAAGGATGATGCATAATGAAGTATGAATATTATTTCGACAATTTGAAAAAGCTCTATGCAGAAACGCAAGATCAACGCATGGAGATTGGTAAAATCAAAGAGTTTTTACTTGAAGCCGTTGATTATGCACAGCAGCATAAGTTGGACGAGGCGTCTGTTTTAGAATCTTGGCAGATTATGGATGCCATTAGTAAAGATTTGAAATCATGGGGACACAACGATAGTCACAAATATTGGGACGGCACAATGCTTGCAGCTGTTAAAGAGCTAAAGGATGAAATTGGCAAAGGTACAAAAGAATATCAGTTTACGAGTAGATTATGTGCATTCTTGATGGACGATTTGGATAGCACTTAATATTAATTGGATACCTTCGGGTATCCAATTTTTTTTATCCGTAATCGAATTTGGTTCTTTTGTATATTATAATAACAGGATAAAAAATAATGCCAGCAAAATCGCGGGCGCAGTATAAGGAGAAATTCAATATGTTAAACATGCATAACATTGATAGTCTTATAGTTGCCGAAGAAGAGTCTTATCTCAGTGATGTTCTCGTGAGTGAGATATCAGAGATGAGTTCTGCAGAAGCAGAGCTTACAGATATCTGTAACACTGATGAGCTCAATGAGCTCAAAGGATACCTCTCCGAAAGAGGCATCGAATACTGGCTTAGCGAGCCAGTAAAAGCAAACCCTGTAAAAAAATACAGGGTTTGGATTTCACGAACCCGCGGGAATCATCCCCACTGGGGTCTCACCCCAATAGATAAGGATGAACCACAGCATCATGAGCGGAAGCACCGCTCATGACATTAGGCACCTTCGGGTGCCTGATTTTTTTTGTTAATTTAACCTATATTTAATTTGAGGTGATACGTATGATAATGAACGCAACCGATACAATGAATATATTTGTTGATTATCATCCTACTGCTGAAGAACCTACAATCGAACAGCAGGTTGATTTTACAAATGATTCAGGCGGAATGAATTCAGATATAGCAGATAACTACGCTAAGTTAAAACATGCTGCTATGCAAATCCATGATAAGAAAAGTTATCAATGGAATACAAAAAATAAATCTTTTATAGATTTACATAAAGATCTAAAAACTCTTGGAGTAAAGAATAATAAATTCTTCTTAGCTCTATATGATAAAACATTGGAGAATGTAGATCCATTTGCTCCTGTTGTACCATTAGAATTGCAAGCTAGAATAGCTAGAGAAGTAATTAGAAATCCATGGTATTATTTAAGAGAAATCGCTAGAATACCAATGGATGGTAAACCAATAATTCCGGGCGGCGGATCTCCATTTATTATAGATAGAAATTCAGCAGCTACATGGTATTTATTCTTAAATGGTATTGACACATATGCATCTAAGCCTAGACAGTGTGGGAAGACACAAGATGCTATAGCTAAGATAAATTATGCATATAACTTTGGATCATTGGCTGCTACTATTACATTAGCTAATAAAGATTTAACTCTTAATAAAATGAATTTAGCCAGACTTAAAGCTCAAAGAGATATGCTTCCGATATATTTACAAGCTAAGAATATATTCGATATAGCAACTCTTAAGATATTAAAGGAAACTTCTAACGTTACTTCAATGAAGAATCCTGTAACGAATAATAACATCATACTTCTTCCTACAGCTAACTCTGAAGCTAAAGCAGATGGTCTAGGACGTGGTTATACATCTAGTATACAACTCTGGGATGAGTTTGACTGGACTCCATATAATACAAAAATAATAGATTGCTCTGTATTTGCATTTAATACTGCATCTGCTAATGCGAAGACTAATAAATCATTATATGGAAGATTATTCACATCTACACCCGGTAATATAGACTCTAGAGATGGGCAATCTGCAGAAGAATTCATCAATGGTAATCAAGAGACTGGTGCTAGAGGAATGCTAAAGTGGAACGATACTATGTTTGATATGGATATACGTAAACTGTATAACGTAGTGCATTCACCTAAATCATATAATGGTATAGTATTCGTAGAGCATACATGGCAACAGCTTAAGAAAACATACGACTGGTATGAAAAAGCTTGTGAAGGCGTTAGATATAATCCCGAAGTAATAGCTAGAGAGATTAATCTAAAAAGACTTAGAGGCACATCTAAATCTCCATTTAAGAGAACTGACATAATGTATCTTATTAGTAATATGCTAACAGCTAAAGAAACTGTAGACTATAGTGATAATCTATCTCCTATTTATATATACGATAAGATAGAGAGAAGAACTCCATATATCTTGGTAGTCGACCCTGCTGAGGGATTATCGGGAGATAATATGGCAATGTCTCTTATTAACCCATATACTGAAAAAGCTGTAGCTGAATTTGAGACTCCTTATATTACTCAACCTAAGATGGCTAAGATGATAGTTAAATTTATGGATAACTATTGTCCCAAATCTGTAATAGTTGTTGAGAATAACAAAGGTAGAGAACTATTGCATCTATTGCAAGAATCTAAGTATGCAGCTAACATCTGGTATGATATAGATAAATTGGGCGATAAGGAATCTATAGATAAGCGTGAAGTCGATACAAGTGCTGAGAAAGCATTGGGATTCAATACCAATACCAAAACTAGACCTATTCTATTTGGTATATTAGAAAATATGGTATCGGAAGAGCCAGATAAATTAAATGCTAAATTATTGGTAGATTCTATATGTGCCCTGGAGAGAACTAGGACTGGTAGAATAGAAGCAGCTCAAGGTAAACATGATGATATGGTAATGGCATATCTAATAGGAATATGCGTAAGAAGAATGTCATCTAATATGGAAGACTATGGAATAATTCCAGGTAATATAGATCCATTAGAGAAAGCTAAGCAGCCTTTAACTGTACAAGAGAAACTCAATAAGCTTAAAGAATTAATAGAATCTTTACCAGCTGCAGTAAGATCTCAATTTAATATGGTTGATAAAGCTGCAGTAGATGCTGCTAATTATAGAAAAGAATTAGATATAGAAGTTGCTAAGACTAATCTAAGAGAATCATATGCAAAACAAGCACTTGGTGAAGAAGATGATTATATGTTAGATCATCCATCATCATATTATGATGCCGCATTAGATAAAGACTTAGATGATATAATTGGATATAGCGCTACATCAGATAAAGGATTTGACATAAACGATTGGATTTAAATTATATATCATAAGGGTGAAATCTATCCACCCTTATGATTATTTTGGAGGTAACAAAATGCTTGAGTATTCAAGAGAGATGATTGACTCAATGGTCATTCATCCGAACTTCGATGACTTATATGCAACTGATGCGTATAAAGAAGTTGAATGGAGAATAACACAGGATTCAAGTATCATAGGAAGATACGTGCAGTCTGACAAGATCGGCATATTTTATGTAAAAAATCGTGGTTATATGAATGTGGCTGGTATAGCACCAGATGTAACCAATACTAAGCACTACTATTTAGCACATGATGTGTTTGATCTTAATGGTGTTGAATCTATATCGGACGCATATTATAAATTAATGTCAGAGGCATTCACTACTATAAAGATTAGTAATGCAAAAATGTGCCATAGGGTTTTTGACAAACTAAAAACTATAGTTACAAATCCGTATAAGATTTATCGTAAGGGCGTCTTACAGAAATTCTATACGGACATTACAGAAATGGCTCAACATATGAGCAATGGAAATTATCTATTAAATGTTACTGGAGAATATACAAATGAGTGTCTTCGTAATATTTTCATAGATGATGCATATCTAGACGGTACACCGAAGGTAATAATTGACGATGACGCAATTACTGTGCAAAATGTCATGGTAACTGAACGTTTGGTGCGGATTGATATAATCCCAAAATATTATGAAAATAAAGACAACGAGTCAGCACGATTTAAGATATTATATGATCCCTTGAGTAGTTACGAAGTGTTAAATGCCGAAAATCAATTATGCGAAGCTATTCATACATGCATAGGTGAAGAAATTTATCAGATGCACGAAGATGCTTATAATACAGTAAATGGACTTCTTACACATTTTGAGACTGATAGTGGTTTCGTTGAAATATATTTCAATTCTATACTATTGCTCGCTGAACACTTGGGTGAAGGATATGAGGTGACATATGGAAATAATCCCGAGGAAGACTTATAAAGAGCTCCTTGATATATCTGAGAAAGTTGAATCCGACGACAACAGTCGTCGGATATTCTTGGATATTGATCAAGATTGGCAATTGTTCATAACGATAGATAAAGCTCCAAACATGGCGTTATTAAACACCGGTTTGGAAGAAAAGATATTAGGCGTATCTTTATTGTGCATCAAACAAGATTTACCAAATATCAATCTACGAAATTGGATAATGACTCATACATGTAGACATTGGGTATTCAATGAATCCAATATAGAATCACGTTTAAAAACCATATATGATCATTATGGTAGAATATTGGCTAAGCGTGATGAGTTGGTTACTGCAACGACACCATCCGCAGTAGCATGTATACTTCGTTAGATATTAGGAGGCAATTATGGTTGAGTGCAAATTATCTAAGCAGCTTATTAATAGAATTTTTGATGCTATGTCGGCGGAAGATTTAATCGATGATATTATCGAGAAAAATAATTTTCAGTTCGATAAAAATGACAAACGAAAGTTTATTAAAGATTCTATTAGTTTTGCAAAAGAAGCTATTGCAGGCGTTCTCGAGGATGATTTTCCAGATGAACTGGAAAGAATAATGATCGAAGAATACCAAGACGGGTATGATCCAAATTGTGGGTAACACTATGTTTACAGGGGTAATGTCATACGAATTGAGAGACCACATTCTCGATAACATCGACAGTTTAGACACATTTGTCGATGCTGTTATTGAGAGAAACAAGCTTGAGCTTGACACAAGGAAGAGCTTATTCGCCAAAGATGCAAGAAGAATAGCTGGAGAACTTATTACCAGCTATTTTGAAAATGAATTCTTCAATGCATTGGAAGATGCAATGATCGAAGAATATGATAACAAATATGAAGTAAAGGAGAACAATGATGAAGACAAAAAATAACAAGTCCTCTTATGAAAGGACTTATGAATATAACTTTATCACCGATAAAGAAACGGGCAAAGTTAAATTCGTACTATATCACGAAAGTGGTAACCCTGTGGATCACAATTATCCACAAACTGTGTGCATACCTGCACATGTTTTCGACGAAATTTCAGCTGACTACGTAAATACAAACAAGTCGACAAAAAAGAAGTAATTAACATATCAGCGTATCGTTTATGATACGCTGATTTTTTTTGATAATACACCGTGAATATATTTATATATTATATATGTGGAATAATAAATCATTTTTGTCTAATATGGAGGAAATCGTTATGATGAAAATAACTAGAGCTTATGTACATTCCGCAGTATTTCACGCAGACGACGTATTTAGCACAGCACTTCTTAAGATCCTTTGTCCCGGCATTGAGATTGTGAGGACGCTCAAGGTTCCTGAACTTGGTGAGACTGAAATTTGCTATGACATAGGTGGCGGACCCTATGATCATCATCAGGAGATGGAGTACCGCGATGAGGAGCAGACTAAGCCCTACGCTGCTCTTGGCAAACTTTGGAGGGCATTCGGCCATGAGCTCGTTGATGATGAAGGCTGGAAGATGATCGACGAGTCACTGATTGTACCAATAGACCAGCACGACAACGGAATGGGCGATGGAAATTCTGTACTTTCCAAGCTGGTAACGTTTATGAATCCCAATTGGGATGAACCAGCTACCGAAGAAGATCGTCGTAAAAAGTTCGACGAAGCTGTGGATTTTGCAACTACTGTACTTGAAAAGTATTTGTCAAAAGCAAGATCTACAACTAAGGCTGTGAAGGCATTCGATGAAGCAGATGTAATAGATGGCAGAATAATTCACTTAAGTTCTTTTGCACCATGGAAAGACGTAATCAAGCAATATAGAACTGACAGCGAAGTAATCTTGGCAGTATACCCGTCATCAAGAGGGGGTTATTGTATAGAAACAATAAGTTCATGTAAATATCCACTGCCTTATGCATGGACAAAGGAATTGCCGGAAGGCATGACTTTCTGCCATATATCTAGGTTCTTGGCAGCAACCACAACAGAAGAATATGCCATTGAGTATGCGATGGAGGCGCTTGAAAAGATAATGGCAAGATCTGATCCAAATACCAAAAATGAGTAAAGGAGAAATGCTATGACGTCTAATGAAAAATATTACATCCAGTCACTTAAATCCATGACAGAAACAGAGCGCAATAAATTCTTCGACGCAATTGCATTTAACCCAGAAAAGGAGTGGCGGTACTCAGATATAGAAATAAAAAATTATGATGATTATGCGGCAATTATATACGGCGACGAGGAAGAAAAACAAGCCGTTAGGGACTCTTGGCTGTAGTCCCAACACCCAGCCAATGGCTGGGTTTCTTTTTTTGTTGCTATTTTAACCAATGGACATTTTTATAAATCAAAATCACTATAAATAAAAGAGTGGTGAAATATTTATATGACTGAGTCAACTATTAATTTCAATCCTGCAAAATTTGCAGGTGGTGTTGCAAAATCATTTGTTTCTGCAACTAAAAGTACTATAGCTAGTTATATGCCGTTTACATCTGAATTATTACAAGATGCTAGCGATACGGCATTCGATATTAGATCTTACATAAATGAAAATAGACCTGATAAGACTAGTAGAAATTCATCCGGTATACTTCGTACGTTTACTAATAAAGTATACAATACTTCGAAGAATTTCCTTAGTGACTTATCACATGGTAATCTTTCATTAGATCGTACTCGTCAGGGATTAACTGACTACATAAAGAAAAATACTCAATCAGAATTTGATTTTGACTTCGATTTTGATTTTGACGATGAAGACAATGGCGAAATGCCTGAAGCCGAAGCATTTACTGCAGAGGATTATGCACAAGGTGTATACGAGTCAACAATGGCAACCGTTGGCGCCATTGAAATATCCACCAATAAATTAGCTCTTATGAATGCCAAGAGCAATAATATTTTAGGCGATAGACTTATCGCTACTGAAATGTCAAATATGGCACAGAGTATGCAAATGCTCAATACTGTAAATGACAATATTTCAGGCATTAATGAAAACTTGGCAAGTCTGATAGAGTATAATAATACTACCATGAATGACTTTATTAAAAATACTGCAGTGCATTTTAATAAAGTTGAGCAATTCATGGATATGATAGCTAAACGATATGCAGATGAAGATGAAAGCGATGAAGATCGCGAAAATGAGCGTCTTAAAAAGATAGCCGATAGTAAAATCTTTGACGGTACTAAAATTAGATTAGGTAACCTGTTTAAAAAGGCTATCGTATCGGCAGATACTGAATTCGCTGGCGGTCAGGGCTTACTTCCTGCATTAATTAAGCTCGGTGCAACTGCTGCAGTTGGCGGCGATGAAAATCTCCCTAAATTCTTAAAAGAAATGTATACGGGAGATTTATCTATGCTTGTTGAAACATTTAATCCGGCTGAAATTATATTCGAGAATTTATTTCCCGGGTTTTCTGGATTAAAGGGCATAGATAATAACATAAAAACAATGTTCAAATCATTTAAGAGGAAACTTACTAGAGATAAATCGCATGGCGGTTTATGGAAGGACGACTCGAAGGTAGGCTCATTTTTTATGAGACTATTTACAGACGAAGATGAATATAAACCTCTAAAAACTTTTGAGAATAAAGAAGCTTCGTGGATGACTTCAGATTCTGAAGTACTTCAAACTGTAATTCCTCAATATTTGTCTGATGCAAATAAGCATTTATTTGGAATTCGTTCAAGCATAGACTCATTAATTGGAATGATTGATAAAATGGGTGCCAATGATATAAAACTCGATAGGCATCTGCTCGATTTCCATTATAATATGCTTAAGCACTATGCGCGTACTGGTTCTAAATGGGAACGTGATGAACTCAACGAGCCGCTTGCATATATTGAAAATCAAAAACGCTTAGCTGACAGAAATTATTTGACATCTAGAAGACGAAATAGACAACTACGGTCAAATGTAAAATCACAAGAAGACGCATACGCAGAAGCAAATGATTTGATTTTTGATGAATCAACTGGAGCTCTTTCTAGTAGGAAAGATATTCTTGAGAGAGTTGAAACAGCCGAAAAGCGTGCATATGGTACTGGCTTGCAAGCGTTCTCGAATAAGGTATCTTCGTATATCATTGGTGATAAGAATGAAGCTGCGGTAATGGATTCCAGTTTTAGTGATTGGGAAAATGAAAACAAAGATGACAAAGCATCGAAAGCTCGTAAAGAAGCGTATAATAAAGCTGTCGAGAAATTTAATGAGTTCCATAAAGAATACCAAAAACTAGTTCAGGGTATATGGCATGGTAGTCGTGAAGAAATTGATGCACAAAAATTATTAACGCAAGTTGATGAGCTGTTAGAGAAATATCAAATTGATTCATTAACGACGTATCAAAGGAATGCATTATATTCTTTAGTCGTAGATGTATCGGAACAGCGTAAAGCTGAGATTTCAAATTACGACCAAGCTTTATCTAGAGATAGAGCCGCATTAAAAGCTCTCGGTATAGGCCCGGATCAAACATATTTGATCAGAGATGCTACACGACACAAGGAACGTGCAGAAGCGGCTGGCACTGAATATGATGAATGGAATTCAAGTTTAAGAAATACAACTGATATGTTTAGAGCATTTGCTGATGCCGCATTAACTGATGCCATACGAAGTGGCCAAGTTAAAGAAGATGAAGACGACCCAGCATATAGAGCACTTAAAGAAGACGCCGATAGACGCTTCAAAGGAATGCAGTCTTCATATAATAATAAAATGGCATTGGCTGAATCAAAACATGTAGCAAGCAAAAATTTTGCCAATTATAGAGTTAGTGCAGCAGTTGATGCAATGCTTGAATATTCATCGGATCTTGCACAAGAATTTAGGGATTCCGGTATAAGAGCCGTTATAGATAAATTTAAAGAGTTTTCTCCATCTATGTTTTTCAGCGAAATTCGTGACCGTGCAGATGACTATCGCAGTGGCATGAAATATCAAATTCGTTATAACGATGATGGCGAGCCGATAGAGTATTACATATATTCCAAATCTAAAGATAATTGGGGAAAGCGCATTAAAGTTGATAAATTCGGCGAAGGTGTTTTAGAAGATGATCCCAAGTTTAATGAGATCTGGAATGAAAATATCAAGAATGGATACGATCAAGTTGATGACACCGACTTTAGACAATTTAGATATAAGACTCCAAAAGAAATCAAAGAGGAGCAAGAACAGAGCACAAATGAGGGCATTCTTCATCGTATACAATCAGCGTTAGGCTGGGTTGATGATGAAGACAAATTATATGCGCCAACTCAATATAAACAGCCGAATACTATTGGTTTCTTCGCTACTGGTGCGACACGAATTAATGCAGATCAGATAGCTAGAGTCCATGAAGGTGAAATGATCCTCGATAAGTCATTATCACAAGAAGTTCGTGATGACATCGTAACTATGCTTAATAATGGCGGTTACAATAGCATGTCAGAAGAATGGCAACAGAAACTCCTTAAAGCCATTGGCGATTCTGATGAGCGCTTTAAAGGACATGAAATGGAAGTCGTTAAAGCGGTAAATCGTGTCGTTGATAGATATAGCCCCGAGACAATTAAATCAATGGCTCTTAAGCCTAGTGATGAGTCATTATGCTTTATTGATATAGATGAGAACGATGATCCTGCATCTATTCTCGTTAAGAAATTAACTGAAATGTCTATAAACTTAGGCATTATGACTCAAACGGCTCTTGGTACTACAGAACGCGAAAATAGGGAAAGAGGCTTTGAGAAAACCGGTAAAGCAAAGAATTTATTACTTGGTGATAAAGGTGAAGGTGATTTACGTCATGGTGGTTTATTATCTGATGCATATAATCAAATTGTGGACGATATCAGATATAAACGTTTCATGTATATAGATGGCAAAAAATATACAGGATATACCAGAGACGAAGCCGGTAATATAATTGAAGGAGCTGGTCTTAAGAGTTACCATGCAACTGGCGAAAATGCAACTGAAACCAAAAACATAATGGATCAATTAAGAACCAAAGCTAAAGAGAATGCATTTGCATATGCAGAGTCACAGGGATGGTCAAATGATCAGACATGGTCATATGTAAAAACTGTCGATAGCTTGGTTCAGGGCATTCCCGGTGCAGTTAAAGGCGGTCTTATTGGATTAACATTATCCGGTGTACTTGGCTCTGCAATTGGTATAATGGGCGGCTTCACTCTTGGAAATAAAGAGACAAGAGAGTATATATTTGGCAAAGTTGAAACCGATTCTAATGGACGCAAATATGTATCCGGCGGTGTATTTGGTGGATTTACCAATAGACTAATTGAAGCTGGCGAAGATATAAAGACGAATTTCAAATCTGCATTTTCTGACGTTACCAATAATCTGAAACTCGGATTTAAAAGCTTCTTAAAGAGGATTACTAATTCAAATGAAGATTCTGTTGGTAATGGTATAGCTAAATTCTTAGAGCAAGTTATTACCGGTAAGGATGGTACAATTGTAACAAGATTCCTTAATAGTTTGAAAAATACTGTTGGAAGAGTTGCAGAAGGCGCTACTGATATAGCAATAGATGCAGTTACAATTGGATCGAAATTAATGTTTAAAGCTGCTTCTGTACCATTTAATGTATTTGCTAGTATAATTGGCGGCAAAGAATATAGAGCTGATAAGAAAAAAGAAAGACGCGAAGCTAGATCAAAGCAGCTTAAGGAAATATACAAAGAACTGATCTTCAACGATAGCCTCATTGGTATAAATCCTGATCATGACATAACAAAGATGTTTCCGAAAATAAAGAATGACGTAAAAAATAAGTTTACTGATATAAAGAGCGGCGTTGTTAACGGATGGACGTCATTGCAAAATAGACTTGCTGAAGAGAATGAAACGTATAAGAAATTAAATAGAACACGTCACATATTTGGTAAAGGCGGATATCTTAGTGATCTTCCTTCTAATATTGCTAATCGTTGGGATAGACTTGGATACATAAATGAGCATTATTATAAAGCTCAGGGTAAACTTCCGCATCTGCTTGGACGAAGCGGAATGATAGATGATTATGTAGTAAATCCATTGAAACGCTTTGGCGCATCTGCTGCAACTGCAGCCGATAAAGTTAAAGAAAAAGGTAAGACCGTATTTGATAAAATGAGCGAAGGTATTTCAAGTATCGGTAAAGCACTTACAGGTGAATATGGTCAAAGTATTTTACGTGGATTAATGGGTGCTATTCTTGCTACACCTTTAGCAATAACTGGTCACCCAATATTAGCTGGATCAGTGCTTGCTGCTGGAACAGCTAATGCGATATTCAAACAGATACTTGGTACTGGTATGCTTGGCATATTCTCTACTGGTCTTAAAGCGATTGGTGGACGTGTTAAGAACATAACGAAGCCTATAGGCGAATTCATTGGAAACCGTGTACATGCTGTGAAAGAACGTCTTGGTATAGATGACAGCAAATTCTATTTCCGTAGAATGATGCATGGCTCACACATTGATAGAGGCGGAATGCTTTCTGATCTTGGTTATACTACCGAAGAACAGCAGCGCTATTTCGAACTTATGAAAAAAGATCCATCTGAATTAACTCCAGATGAACGTGATTTTATAAATGACATACAAGATAGCGTATCGATGGGTCACAGATCTGCTGTAGATGATGAAGAGGCGCAGAGAGTTTTTAACGAAGACGCTGAATACAAAAAACTGAAAAATAAAAAGGATCTAAAGCCTGAAGAAAAAGAGCGTCTTAAAGAACTTACTGCAACAGCTGGCGATCGTAAATGGTATAGATTTAAGCGCAATAACGGACTGACTGATTTTGCGATAAAGCATGGCCGTGGTAAAAGTGCACTTAAGAAATTAAATAATCTCTCAATCGATGACTTTAATTTAGCTAAATCGTCATTGGATTTTAAATCTACATTATCATCACGGCTTACACCAGAGATGTTTGCATCAATGGGTATTACTGATACTGGTAAGATGAATAAAATCCAAGCTGAAGCAGATAAAGAACTTAAGAAATTAAAAAATGCTGTTATAAAGAGATTTGGCTCTCTTGATGCTGCTATGGATTATCCCGAGGAACTTCGTGCAATGATAATGCAAAGTGGCTTTGAGAAAAATGAGCAAGCTCTCAATGGCAAGACTGCACAAGAAATGGTTGCATTCTTACGTAATGGCGATACCCAAAGCATTATACAAGAGCAGAATTTCAGAGAGACATTGCTTAATGTAGTACCTGTTATGGGTCAAACCATAAAAGATATATACGAAGGCCTTAAGAAAGCATTCTTTGAAAAGAAACCTGCTAGCGGCGATCTTTATCATAAACAGAATGAAGATATGGCCGCGAATGCATTTGATGGTGAAAACTATTCTACTGCAGAGCATACTTCAGATGAGCTTAAGGATAAATTAAAAGAATCATTGGCTAATCCCGAAAAAGAAACCAAGGGTTTAATTGATAAAGTAAGCGATGCGTATGAAGATGTACAGGATGTAATGAAACCCGGTGCTGTGGATTACTCTGATCTGTTTACACAGATAGGTGCACCAGAAGTTAGCAGCAATATTCCAGCCGGCGGCGAACTTATTACGAATGCATTCCAACTCATTCCTGCAAAAGCATCTGGTGCAACTAATATAGACGTAGATGGTCTTTATAAATTACATAAAGGTGAAATCGTATTAGATCCTGAATCTGCTAACAGTTTCAGACGTAATATAGGTACAGGTGGTCTTGATTCTAATGCGCTTAATGATATTAGTGCTTCGTTAAGAGTTCTTTCAGGTAGAGACGTTAAAAAGCCGAATAAATTATTTAATTTATTTGGTGGTGATGAAGACGGAAAAGAAGGCGGAATTAAAGGAATCTTTAGTTCAATGAAAGAGAAACTCGGCGGATTATTAAATGTATTCACCGGAGATAAGACTGGATCCGATGAAGAAAAGAAGAGTTTCTTAGATAAGATCGGTGAAAGCTTTGCCGGAGTTGGACAGAAAATATCTGGTGCCGTAATGGGCTCTGGATTAATTCCGTTAAAGCCTGATGGTACTATAGATACTGGAAAACTGGCAGCTAGAGCGCTTGCTTTACTGGGCGGAATTGTGTTATTTGGTCCCGCAGTACTTAAAATCATAGATAAGCTTGCACCATTGCTTCAACCGATTTTTGATACACTCACTACAACCATAAAGCCATTGATATTTGGCGAAGATGGTAAAGGCGGACTTATAAACGGCATCGGTGATGTGATTACAAATGTAATTAGAACCGTTTCTGGTGCACAAGATGGCGAAACCACGATTCATGCTATTGGTAGAGGTATACATGAAGCATGGGTACATGTTGGTGGAGCTATATTCGAAAACACACCGACCGGAAAACAACTTGAAGCTACACAAACGGATAATAGCGTTATTCAGAATTCTAAAGATTTCGCACAAATAAAAACACAAATTAGTAAAGACGTTGATGCATCCGGAATTTCAAGCGACAATAAATCCAAATATCTTAATGATATCGTCAATAATCAGCCAATGTTTATTGCGCAACTTTCAGAATACTATGCAAACGTCACGAAATTTGGTGCTGCATATGCTTCTGCCAAGAATTTAGATGATGTTACAAGTTTACCTTTTGGTAATGCTATTGAACGGGATTTAGAAAGAACTAGTAGTGAAACAATTAAGACCGGTGTAAAGAATTATCTTACCAGTGATGAATATGCGTATATCGAAAAATATAGCCTAGGTGCTAATGTATATGATAGGGAAGCATTTACGAAAGTTGCACAAAACCTTACAAATGTTAAACTTGGATACTCTAGTGATACAAAATCATGGTATATAAAAGAATACGCATCTAAAGAAGACGCTGAGCGTTTTTCACAAGGTAAAGCATCACGTGTAAAACAAGGCTTAAGCATTTTAGTTAAAAGAAATAATACACTTGTTAAAGCATACGACGCATTAATGAAATATGGGCATTACGGCGCAACTGGAATTCGCGGAGATGCTTTAAATTTCGTAGATTCAGTATTTAATACAGATGATAAAGTACTCAATCCAGTACCTGCTAAATCATATGATGAATTATCTAGCGATGATGAAGTTAATATGAATGCATACGGTAATGTTGGATATGGGTACACTCAAAATGATCCTAGATGGGCTAGACAAGCATATGGTAGCTTTAAGAGTGGACGTGGTTCTACAATTGGATCTGGTGGATGCGGTCCTACCGCAATGGCTAATGTTTACTCTAACCTTACTGGTAGAAAAGTAAACCCTGGTCAAATGGCGAGATTCTCACAGTCTAATGGCTATAATGCACAAGGCGGAACATCTGCTGGATTATTTACTAATGGCGCACGTAAACTCGGGTTAGCTTCTAGAGCTATATCTAAGAGCGGCAATGCAATTGGTAATTCCGTTAGACACGGCAATAACGTTGTCATAGCTGGAAAGAATGGCCCTTATACAAGAGCTGGTCATATCATGTCAGTACGTGGTGTAGATTCTAGAGGAAATGCTATAGTGGACGATCCTTTAAAGAGAGGCGCTAGACATATTCCTATGAATAGACTCACTAAAGGCATGACACATGCTTGGTCTATAGGAAGAGGACCTGCTATTGGTTATGGACGTCATGTTGGCGATGCGAATTCTCCATATTCAACATGGGACGATGAGCTCATAGATGGTAATGTAACATTTAACAGAAATGGCGGTGCATTTGGTTATACTGGAGCATTACCAGAAGGATGTGTATATAATTCATTTGTAAATGCATATCTGAATTCTATACTCAGTGGAAGTACAAAATTCTCTGATATTGCTAAATCATTTTCACCAACAACATTACTCAGACAACATCCTGAAGTAAATAATTCCGCACATCAGGTTATTTATGATAATGCATATAAGCGATTAGTTGAAATATTTGGCATGGAAGTGCCATGGCGTGAATCTAATTATGATTTCTTAGGCGCGGATGGCGTTAAATATAATGGATCAATGGAAGATTTCTTTAGACTATTATACGCTAATCTTAGTGCAGGTAATCCTATCGTATTTAGCTCAAATAATGGCACAAGTGCTAAAATGAAGCCAATTATTAGTAGAACTGCAAATCCAGATGAAGCAAAAAGTAATAGTCAGCATGGAGTTTTACTGGCTGGATTGTATAAGAATAGTGCTGGCGAAGAATTTGTTGTAGTTGATAACCCAAATACTGGTGCAGAATACAACGGTAAGAGTAATCAGATATATACGGTTCCGATGGAAACGTTTAGGAATGCAGTTTCAACTGCATCATATCCAGATATACGCAGAGTTGTTATATTTGGTAAAAGCGCAGTTAAACCAGCTACACGTAATTTTGTAAAGCAGAAGCCCGAGGACATGTTTAAAGCTATGAAAACTGCTGCAGCTTCAAATGACGCTGCAAGCGAAGCATTCTTAAAGACATTCCCAGACGGTAACAAATATGATACATATTCGGCATGGGCATCAGCGCATCCTGAATTAGCTAAAACATATAGCGAAGGAATGAGTTCAAATAGTAATTCTACTTATGCATCTGGTGGTACTACAACCGGCACTGCGTATACACCAATGGCTGTAAATTATGATTCTGGAAATATATTCGCTAGCGGAATGACACAAAATATAAATGCCGGTGGATCAAAGGGTGCTAAATCTGTTTCAGAATGGATAGCTAACTTGGTATCCGATCTTACCGATTTCGGATTCAATCTTATCGGATCGATAATATCTGGCGATAAAAGTTTATTGTATTCTTCATCTAGATCTACTGGTTCGTATTCCGACGCTGGTTCTGGTATAAGCGGTGGCGGTACTGGTGGATATTCATCAAATACCGATAATACATCTGCAGCAATAACCAATCCTCAGCTTATTATAGATGCGGCGTTTGTTAAATCTTCAATCGATTCTGCATATTCTGCTTATTCAAGTAATACAGAAGTTAATTCAGAATTCAATAAAAATGGTCTTAGCAAATATACAATTAATCCTGGTAATTATTCAGCATTAACTACCGATTCCAGATACAATCAGTTACTGATAGATATTGCGGCATCTGTTAATTATAAGAAATATGTAACACAAACTATTGCTAATATTTATACATGGTTGGTTGCACAGAAAGCAATCTCACAGTATCCTGATGAAAAGATGTATCAATATGCATCCAAGTATTCAAGTGGTGGTACTGGCGCTGTTATAGATAATATAGCGAGCGAAATGTATAATAAAATTAAAGGTATGCAAATATCATCTGGCCAGCCTACAGATGAGTACTCATTATTACCTAGCTGGGCAAAGACAAGTGCTGGTAATGGTATACCTTCAGCAGGGAATGAAGCCAATACATTACATTATCTCATGGATCTTATGACCAAAGCTGAGACTGGTGGCGATGTTAAGAATCCTGCAGATATAGATAAAATTTACTTTAATCCTATTTGGTTATCTGGTGAGTCTGGTGTAACTATAGGACGCGGTGGTTTCTATAATGCAAATGCTAAAACTGTATTTACTACTGCAGCTAAGAGTCCTAATTTATCAGAAACTACTAGAAACATAATGAATACAATAGCAGCAGGTATTGGCAACCATTCATTAAATCCTAGTGATATTAAAGCATATATTGCACAGTATCCTGATATGAAACCTGCACTTATTACTGCACAAGATGCAATGATGAACGAATATGCATGGGATTACATAAGTAGAGCTGCAGCTCAGTATAATAAGAGAGGCATGAAAGACCCGAGATCTATTATACTTGGTGCTGAGTTCGCTGGAGTTGCTCCTGCAACAGTTCCTTCATTCTATTCTGCAGTTACAAGTCCCGGTGCTAGCAATGAGTTAGATCAGGTTAGACAAGGAATGTTTAATACAATATCAGGCTTCTCTAATTATGGTAAATATGGAAAAGGCTGGAGAAACAGAATAAACGGAATGTATAGTATGATTACAAGTGAAGGTAATGGTAAAAATCCATGGAATGGAGTTTACTATCCTTTACCCGCTCATATCATTAATTCTATACCTTCTAATATGAATCTAATACCAACATCTATTGGTAACGGCGATGCAGGATACAATATGCGTGACAATGATAACATATATACGAATGACGTATATATGGGCGATGCAGATAATCCTATGCACGTTGTAATGGATTCTTCTCCTGTAACATCTAGAATTGATAAACTCATAGAGCTTATAGATTCTGCTGTTAATCCTAAAGAAGTAACACAAGCTGGTCCATCTAATGCTAAATCAAATAGCATCGGTCATGGCGAGCCTAATACTGCACAAGCACCAACCATGTCAGCAACGAAAGGTCAATCCAGTATCGGACAGAAAGATAGATTAGCCCAGTTACATTCAAAATTAGCTAAACGTACAAGAACCAATTTAAACTATAATCATCTATAAGTTGATGAAATTCAGCTACCAAATAATATGGTAGCTGAATTTTTTTGTGCTTACGGACATACGTATAATTTCACTACATAATAAATGAGGTGATAATATGCCAGTTATTCCTAATGTCGATCCAGAATCCATTCTTAAAAAATTTTATATGCTTGGATATGAAGTGGATCAAGCACCATATAATATGTATGTCGGATCAACAAAATCCGATATATTTGTAACACAAGATACATCCGTACAATTATATTCATATAAAGATGGTAAACAAATTAACCAATTAGTAGATTTCAAAACCGGTACATCATTTACTATAGTTGGTAGAAATCAAAATGATACAGATATGTTTTTAATTAAATATGGGAATTATTATGCATTTATAGCTGCGCCAAATACCGCAGATGCCGCAATCAATGGACAGGGAACAGCTTCTAATGCATGGTTAAATAGTCATCCAACATTACAATTTGATCCCGGTGCTGATAATGCGACAAATTTTAACTTACTAGTTGCAGAAGCAAATGATGACATTGCACGCAGTAATGCATATGCAACTGAATCTCAACAGACTGAAACTCCTCAAACCACAATTGATATAACTGCTCCTCAATTGGCTGTTAGAATTGATGCATATAACACGAATGAAAATGAAAGAGTGGTACCATATGATATACCGCCATTAACTCCGGCAAAACGATCTGCATATGATAAGATAATAGCATCATATGGAACTCCGCCACAATGGACACGATACGTAGATCCAAGAATATATACGCTTACTTTGGATTCTCCCGGAACATCTGCGAAAGATGTATTAGGAGATGTTTTCGGTGCTGCAAGTGCTGTATTAAACCGTCAGAACTTTAATCGAAGTAAAATAAATGTGGCTTTAGGTCGAAGATATACAACGGTAATAATTTCCAACCCTACTATCATAGAGCTAGCCCCCGGATATATTAAATATTCTGAATGGTTAGGCACTGATGGTTTCGTTGATGCTGTAGAGAATTATAATGAATCAGCAGATCCATCGGATCTTATAGATTTATTTTCTGGACGTGATAGTAAGTTTTATACAATAGAGCCCTGCTTTAGTAGTAGTAACTTAAGTGACAGTGCAAGTTACGGTTATATAACATATGTAAATGCGTTATTATATATAGCCGCTATCTTTTTATCCAGAGCAAAAGAAAATGTTAGCGAAACGAGAATAGTATATCATAGCAGTGGTATACAACTTGATGCTATGCCTGCGCCTTTATCGCAAAGGATGGTTCCCAATACCAGTACAAAATATTCGGAAATCAACTGGGAAAGATACGATAAAGCATCTGGTTATATAAATATCGGTGGTCAAATTATTGGTACTGCTGGTAAAGATATGGGCGGTAGCGATAGATTTGACTATATCAACTTCTATTTGTCTGGATCAACTAATGCAAATGATAATTTTGAAACACAAGTTGAAGAATCAACACTCGGCAGTTTGGCAAATACTGTAAATGCTGCATTAAAAGAAACTGCATATTGGACGAATGGTACATTTATAGATGATGCCAAAAATAAACTTGATGAAATATTTAACGGAAATACACTTAATGGAGTAAAGCCATTAAACGGCGTTTTCAACATTGCTGAAATGATCGGTGGCGCTAAACTGGTATTTCCTAAGATTATTACGGAATCAAGTTATGGCAAATCTATTCAATGTGAATGTACGTTTGTTGGTTTATACGGTGATGAAGAAGCATTATACTTAAATACACTTGTACCATATTTCCATTTATTAGCATTTGTATTGCCGCATCAAGTTAAATCGTCACTTGAAATGTATACTTTTCCATTCTTAGTTAAAGCATTCTGTAGAGGATTATTTAATGTAGAAATGGGAGTTATCTCTAGTTTTAGTGTACAAAGAGGCGGTAATGACCAAGCATTATGGTCATATAATGGAACTGCAGAACTTATTACAGTAAGTTTCGAAGTTACGCCATTATTAACTAACCTAGTTATGTCATCTGAAGATGATGGACTAAAATGGATAATGCGTAATAAAGGATTACAAGAATATATGTCAACTATAGCTGCATTTGATGCGCGTAATGACAAATATGATCTTGCACTTGAAATCTGGGAAGGATGGAAAGGTAGAGGTGCAGTTGCTAAAGCATACTCGTTTGTTGAAGATGATGCTATTTCATCCAATGCTGGTAGATGGGTACAATCTGTAGTTGCAACATTAATACAAGGCGGTGGCGTTGGAGAAATTGCATACGATGCAGTACACGCTACAGAAGAAAACTTTAAAGGCTTCATTAGTGGTCTATCGTTCTAAATGGTGATATCATGAAAATGTCTGTTTTAAATAAACGCTATAAAGAATTATATGATAATCTCCCGGATGATTATGATTCTCAAATAGAGTTTATAAAATCACATTATCGTATTAATGACGACGACGTACAAAGACTAATAGACATAATTACGAATATAGAATGGCAAAAATTAAAATTTTCATTTAATGTAATACCTCAACCAGCATGTAGACCTAGGTTTACTGGTAGTGGTGTTGTGTATGTAGAAGGCGCTAAAGAAAACTGGAATTATGTTAGCAAGATAATTCAGGATGCGCCGATTATACATACTGCATGTAAATTATTAGTAGAATCATATTATCCCATTCCTAGTACCATGAATTCATCAGAAAAGATATTAGCTCAAATGAAATATATCAGACCTGTTGGTGGTGGAGATTGGGATAATTTAGGTAAAACATATTCGGATGCTATACAAAGAACTCTTATTATTAATGATAACATCATAATTAGTGGTACTAGTGAAAAATATTACTGTTTAAAACCAAGAGTAGATATAACCATCGAATATCAAGTGGACTATGATTCGAAATATAATAAAAAACGTATTGAATCGACCACAATGTATAAAAAATTAATTGGTGATAAAAAATAGTATAAAATAACTCTGTCAAAGGATGTGATATTATGGATAACGTATATGTAAAGCACCATGATATAAAAAATCAAATTAGACAGATTATTACAGAAGAGTATCAAGAAAAGAAAGACTTTGTATGTATTCCATCAGACGATCCGTATACTGATATCAAGACATTTAAGCAATCAGTATCTGATAAGTTTAGTAAAGCTAGAAGTTTCAATGTTAAACTAGAGAAATACATTTATATCATACCAGATATAAAAAATAATAGATTAGTAGTACGGTTTTAAAATTAGTTCTATACAGTTTAATTACTGTATAGAACTAATTTTTCGTTACTTATTCAAACACAATATCATTTGCAGATATTCCATTAGAACTTGTTAATTTGTTGAAGTTTGCATCAGATACATATGCCTGTTCTTTGATTTCTCTATCAGCTTGAGCAACTGCTGCCATTCCTCTAGTATCTTCTTTGAGAATGCTAGTAGTAATGAAGTTAGATATATTAGAGAGTATCTTTACTGCTTTAGTCTGTCTATATAATGCAACATGATCTTCTTCAGTCTTAGATACTTCGTCTATATATTTAGCAAGAGCTCCGCATTTGTTTCTAATATTGACAGCCGTTTCAAAATAGAAACATATAAAGAATCTTATCAGATATATGAGCATAACTGCAACCATAGGTATTGCACCAATCATTGCAATTAAGAAACCAACTGCAACTGCATCTTCTGTAGCTTTCTTACCATTGTATTGTCTTATTACACTGAAAGCCTTATTCCATGAACCATCATGGAATAACTTTATCATCTTATCTACATTATGCAGATATCTACCATTCCTTGTTACACTATGATGTATAGCAAATGGTAATCTATTTGTATTAGGCAAATCGTGCTTAGTCATATCCTCCATAAATTCGGTTACATAAACCATATTAAGACAAGTCATATCTATGAGAATAAATACCAAGCATGCATATGTATTCTTAATGATGTTATTGTCTATCTTATATCCATACATAAAGTCTTGTTTATGTGATTTAAGAATATCATAAACATCATTCATTCTATTTAAATTAGTAGGCGCTAAAGGTGAAACACTAAGCTTTGGAGTTGGTGTCATTCCATTAGCTGCACCATAATCAGTTACAATTTTATTTATGTAATTGATTGAAGCATTTACAGCATAGAAGTCTTTTATCTTAGTAACATCGCCTCTTGATTTACCAACATAATCAAACTTCGTATCCATATTAGCATCTACAGTATTGAGCATTACTTCGAGTAATTTACCAACACCAGTATTCTCGTTAATAGATGCTTCATTAGCTTCCAGCATATTATTGAAGTTTAAATCGTTATAGATTGTCTTCTTTAAGCTGGATGCTTCATTAGCAGGAGAAGCAGATATTATATCATGTATAATTTCATTTACATCTCCAAATACTCTGTAATTGTACATAATATGTGCGCCTCCTTATCTTCCAAGAAGTTTAAGCATTTCTCTTACGTTAGTAAGATCATTGCTCTTATCTTTATTGCTCTTCTTAAGATGATTTACTGTGGTCTCAGTGAAGTATCTCTGACCATCAAGGAGAGATGATACAAGACCTGTATCAGTATCAACTACCATAAAGCATAAGAGATATAAAGAATCCATAAGCTTTGTAGCTGTTTCTTCATCTAAGAGATCAAATCCAGATGATTGCTTTATAAGAGCAACATCATTCTTTGTTACAATAATAGATGTAAGAGGATTGATAGCTTGTCTAGAACCTCTGAATGCTTTAGCATTTCTCTTACGTTTTCTAAGAGCCGCGAACCACTTATCATATCTAGACTTAGCCATTGCATCTTCTTTTATTCTAGTTACGTTGAATAAGAAATCCTTAACAACTTTTTGCTCACCACGAGTCCATGCGATAAATTTAAATCCAGTATTATCATGCTGCATAGCCTTGATAATATTGGTTCTCATTACATCAGAAGGAATTGCTCTGGGCATAGCAGAAATACCGATAACGGCTTTCTTCAGACCAGAATCATCACCATTCTTTACAAAGAACTCGAGTTCGACCATAGTAGGTTCAAGCTTAGAATACTCTTTCTCAATCTTAAGAATTGCAGCTGCGGGCTTATCGCCACCCGGTCTCAGATCACGGTCTTTTTCATACATGCTATGACCCGGCTGAGGTCTACCTGCAACTTTACGTACATTAAACTGGGTATCAGTATTGCTAATGTGTTGAGCAGCTTGGAAGAAGTTTTCAGCCTCATTAGCAGATGCAATATTCTCAGCTGATTCAGCAACTTTAGATACAGTATCTATTAATGCCTTAGAAGGATTATACAGATCATTTAAAGTTGTTGACTCAGATGCACTAACAGGCTTTTCCCATAATGACTCAAGGAAGTCACTTGTATGAGTAAAGTCTATTGTCTTAGCACTTGTTAATGAGATTTCAGTATCTGCACTTTCTAAAGGCATAGGCATACTGCTAACAATAGAGCCTATATTGTAGATCATATTACCAGCATAGCTAACCATATTGGGTGTATCATTATTAGAATGATACCTAGCTAAGAGATCTCTAACACCAGCAGTTGTAGATGGGTCTACACCAAATACTGTATCTGCACTGAGTACCATTACCTGTAATGATGCATACTGAAGCTCAAGAGCTTTTGTTAATACAATAGCATCATCATATTCGATATCAGCACTAATGAGAACAGGATACTGGAGAATGAGGTCTCTAGCTAATGCGGATACAGAAGTCTTTCTATAGTAATCTTGGGCAGTTTTTGCGCCCATGAGTATAGGTCTAATATCTTCATTAAATTTGAACTCTATATCATTCATGCTAGATTCACTCCTTTGTTATTAAACACATTAATCATCTGTTCTCGTGCGTATATATAGCCGATTATAACAAAAAAATCATAATGCCATTTATTTCTAAATGGCATTATGGTGATATTCTTAGCAGATGCAAGTGATGTTGCTTCTCATAAAGGGAAGACTATCGAGATACTCGTCGGGTGTTACACAACGACCATCTTCTTTCAGAAGTCCATGAGCTTCAGCAACGTCTCTTATTTTCCTAAGAGACAGCTTCTTCTTCTTGGGCTTGTCTTCACGCTTTATATCATCAGCAACTTCTATAAAAGGCACATCTATTGCAGAGCTCTTAAGTGATTTCTCAGAATGAGATGACCTGATTCTATAATCCCTAGCTCTCTTAGCCTTAGACTTCTTATCCTTACGCTTATGAGATCTGGGCTTTACAGATGCGAATGTCTCACCGATGACATCATCATCGATTGAATACCTCTTGGTATATGTAGCAGATGTAGCATTGCTGCTGCAAACTGCAGTTGCAACATCAGCTGCGATATCATCATTATTCATTGCATTATCCCTAGTCTTTGCACCGGGAAGCATGAACCTTGTTGATACCTCATCAGGATTGCACTTATAAGTTATGTACTGATCGCACTTATTAACTACATAAGATACACCTTTATATATTAAATACGCACCACCAATTACAGCACCGACTGTTGCAACTGCTGCTACAACTGTACCAACTGTAGGAGTAGCTATTGCTGCTGCTACTGTGCCAACAACAAATTCAGCTACTTTGGTAATGCCGCTAATAATTGTACTAAAGATTCCCATGATTAAGTTCCTCCTTTCGTGAGCACTTTATCATATTGGAAACAATTTTCTTCTTAGTTTTACATTGTTAGTATATATAAATATAAATTTCGCTCGATGGACACTTTTATAAGATTTTATCATAAAGCAAGGTGATAAACATTGAGCGAAAGTATTTTAGATCGAAAAGTTAGCGATTCATATCGCATTGTAAATAATTTACCTACAAATGATTCAGGCATGAGTTTATATAATTACACACATGCATCAGTTAGCCGACCACTTCGGGAGAGCCAACAGTTTGAAAATAATTCATTAAACCCTGCAGTGTATAATATATTTTCTGGTAATGAATCCGCTACAGGTAGTGGTATATTACAGCAATTAGATTTTGCAGATAATATGTCGCAAGCATTAGGTATGCAAACAGATGATAAAATGGTATCATATGATTCCAGATATTTTAATAGATATCGTACTATATATCCGGGTGATGAACTCGCATATGGTAAAAAATATTGTTTTATAGTAAAGCCAGATCTAAACATTTTTGATGCAGTAGCTAAAGATCCGTACTTCTCAAATCTATTAGTCACTAAACCACATATATTACAATCTTTAACACATGTAGATTTATATGGCATGAGTCAAGATGGTAATGGAGGTGTAAATGAGGATAATCATTTTATATCATTCCTAACACCTAGAGCAATGGATTTCTCTTTACCCGATTTCCAAGTAGAAGAATATAGATTAGATCAACCGTTTACTGGATTTACTACATCATATGCAGGCAACTCTAACAGCGTACGTACTAATCAAAGTACACAAGTACAATTTAGAGAAAATGAATCTATGGATATAACTGCATTATTTGATGCATGGATAAAATATATAGATTTAGTTTCATATGGTATTATATCACCATATCATGACTATGCTGCAGCTAGATTCTATTATGGCACTTCTATAATAGACTATGCCACATCGATATATGAAATAATAACTAAGCCTGATGGTACTGATATTTTGTACTGGGCTAAAATAACTGGAGCATTTCCTACCACTATTCCTCATTCCAATTATAGATTTACTTGGGAAGATAGAATGGATAATGGTATTGAAATACAATTTTCTGGTGGATTGCCAGAGGTTTTAACTCCTCAAATATTTGCAGACTTCAACTACAATGCAGGTATACTTGGTTCTAATGGTACCAATGAATCTGAAACCGGTAATATATTACAGCCAAATCCTCGGTATGTACCACATTCCCAAGTATTTGCAGATGTCGATGGTACTCCTAGTGGAGCATCTATGGTTGGTGCACCATTTATTACATTTGACTTCTTACGCAAAGTTTATAAATTGAGATGGCGTCCACGTCCTTATAATAGCAGATTGAATAACGAAAATCAGCAAGAACGATAAATCATCTTAAAAAGAGGTGACTACAAATATGGCTTATATAGATTATACTGATAAAGACGTCAGTATGCAAAAATGGCTAGAAGAAATAGCCCCGAACTATTTTGATTTTGATGCATCTGAATTATACATGACATCACAGTTTGGTTATATAAATGAAGTAATGGGTACAGTTGAAAACGATACCCATCATGCTGTATCTATAGCCAGACGTGAATTCTATCCTACATATGCCAAATATTTAAAATCATTTTATAAGATGGCAGCACTTCAGCAGATTGGATATCCTTTACCCAATCCTGCAACTGCAACAGCTATTCTTATATTAAGAGAATCTGATATTCTTACATATGGTACAGTCAATGATGAGACTGGCATATATACATTCGTACTCGACAATACTGCTGTATTCTATGCAGGTAGTATACCTTTCATGTTAGACTATCCTGTAGTTATAACAGCTAAGGAATATAAATCTGTAAAGAAATTATCTCAAGTAAAATATGTATATACAGCCAGATATGATAAAGAAACCAATAACAGTCTCAATACTTCATATATGAAGTACATCAAGTCTAAGGTATACAAGAATGGACCAGAGACTTTATTACTTCTTAAAGTTACATTGAGACAATGTATGATAACACAGTTCTCTCAATATATAAATGCAAGTCCATTGATTTCAAATCTATCAATGGATTTTAATGTTGGTAAATTTATGTGTAACTTTGAAGCTTATTACACAGAAGCTAATCAGCAATCTATGCAACAACTTCAGAAGTTACCGGTAAACTCTAATCCTTATAAGGGCGCATATTGCGAATGGCAAATGCTCGATGATGAAACATTGAGATTGTGCTTCCCGAATAATCCTTATTTTAATCCTACATATAATTCACAGATAACTGTCGATGTATATACAACGTTGGGTGAAGATGGAAACTTTGATAGATATGATGGACCATTATCTTGTAGAATACATTCAGAGAAATATCTCTACAATAACTCTATTAGAATGACTGGTAAGATAATCGGTTCTGCTATAGGTGGTTCATCTGTTAAAACTCTTGATGATTTCAAGAGAGATGTAATAGCTGCATATGCAACTAATAAAACATATACTACAGATTCAGATCTGCAAGTTATGTTTGATAAGACAGCTAGAACGACGAGAAATAGAATCATCTTCTCTAAAAAGAGAGATGACTGCTTCGAGAGAATGTATAATGCATTCTTATTGATAAAAGATGCTAGTGGCTATATTATACCAACTAACAGTATCACTTGTGAATTCTTCCATGATGATATAGAGACAACTGCGGATGATGGTAGTACCATAAGTAAAATAGGTTATTTTAATGACAATGATATTATCATTAAAGCCGGTACTATATGGAAGTATCACGATGTATCTCCGTCAAATTATGATCTCGAACCTATTTACGTTGCAAATGATGATGGCACATATTATCTCTCAACTGATCCTATTGGTAATGTAAAGACTGATAAGGTAGATGGTGATGGTAATCCATTATACAGACAAGTTGATTATCTGACTCAAGAAGATTCTGAAGGTAATCTTGTCCCTGTATATATGTCAACTCCCGATGGTATTTATAAAACTATTATAAATCCATATTGCTATTTTATAAGAGGCTATATGGAATATAGTGATAAACTTATTGATACAGATGGAAATGTCATAGATACAGAATCGGGTGAATATATCATAGACTATGACGCATTACCTTCTGAATATATTGGAGAAGATGGATTAGTTATAGATACTCATATTCTTAATGAGAATGAGCTTATTAAGAAGATAGTAGATGGTGAGCAAGTTACTGTATACACTGTATGCAAAAAGAATACTCTTGTGGTAGATGATGAAGGTCATATGATATTAGATGACCAGAATACACCATTCTACATTATACAAGACTATGGTGTTTTACGTAAAGCTATATATACAGATAATCGTAATATAGTTACAACCGATTTACGTAAATATATGGTATATCCTGATACTGTAAATAATATCATAACATCTACATCACTTAGCCTCAACGACCGTTGGAATATAATGCATGATTATCTCCAGAAATATGTTGATATAATTAATGATCCTAATTCTACAGAAGAAGAATTAAGAAAAGCTAGAGCTGTTCTTAGTGAAGCTGGTGTTGATGGTATCGCATCTAATCTCAATGAGAGAATAGATGAACTTGTAAATGCAATGGATAATGTATATACATACACAAATCCATATTTGTTAAGATATAATTTAAGAACTGGTATTAGTGCATACTATAAGAATACATTTAATGATGTATATCCATTAGACCTCAACTATGTTGAAGATAATTCTATTATCCAATTTAATGCATCTGGATTAACTGTATCTAGAAATGCATTATTTGGAGAGAATTTCTATAAGCTTACAGTAAGCATACAACCTTCTGTAGCTGATATCAATCTCAAAGAATTATTATATGTAGATAATGCACCGGATACTAATGTTACTAATGCATCTAATAATATTTATGCTGCATATGATGGAATAGTTGAAAGATTTGTATTCATTCCTGATACTACAGGTGGATTACATTCTAAATCTGGTTCTGTATATATGATAGTCAGATACTTCGCTGGTTCTACCGAATCAATGGAGTTAACTAAGACAGAAGATTATTTCAATGGAGATATTAATCTCAAGAATTATATTGATGCTAACTTCACAGGTAGTCTGTATGAGACTTCTCTCATTACAGGTATACGTGTTGGTAGTGCAGTTACATATTCCAAAGATGTATTAGACCAGAAGATATTTAATGTGCAATTATCTTATACTACAGATCTCATTGCAGGTAGTAAGTTCATACAAGGCAATATCATAGCTACACTTAGACCTAGAGATTCTATGCAAGTTAGAATAATCGCTATGTTTAAGAATAAGAATGATGTTAACAATGACTACTATATCCCGTTTATATTTGAGTCATATGACCAAGCTCTTGACTCATATAATTATTCTGCATATATTAAAGCAACAGATCAAATCAGTACAAAAGATCTATTATTAGTAAACGATGGTATATTCAATTCACTCACTGCTGATATAGATGATGGTATTGCTATAGATCCCGAGAATTGTTTCTTTAATATAGGAATATTTGTTAAATATGATGATGATAATATTCCTCCTTCTGATCCTAATGATTCTACCCAGAGCATATACCGAAATGTGGAATATGTAAATGGATATACACTTACTAATGTATATGAGAATCCACAGACTGATCCTGTAAAACTCTTAGAGCTTTATAGATTCATAAGATCTGTATCTAAAAATCAGAAGTCAATATACACAACAATCACACCTGATACATTACAAGCTGTTGATGTGACTAAGACATATACTGAGCTTAGAGAAGTTCCATTGGTTAGAGCTGAATGGGCAAAAAATCCCGGTAATGTATATGACTTATTTAAGATACTCAAAACCAATCATGATTGGATATCGGATGCATATAATCTTCTCGATAATAACTTTACTATCAATATGAAATTCTATAATACATATGGTAGATCCAGATATCTCACTATAGGTAATAATAGAATTATCGATGCTGATAATGATGGCATTAATGATGAGACAATGTATCAGCTCGATAGCGTAACACTCAGATTCAAATTTGGTGTTAAGCTTAGAGCACTTGTTGATGCATCTGATTTCAAGTCCAGATTTATCAATTATGTAAGAACTTATATTGAAGACTTTAACTCTGTAGAAAATCATGAGATGAGTATTCATATATCTGATCTGTATACTAAACTAAATC